CGTCTGCCAGTGCCAGCACCAAGCAAAGCCACAAGATTGTAAGTAGTATCTTGTTCACGGCTGCACCTTTCCTGCGCGGGCCGCAACAAACGTGTTTATAAAGCCGCGCATACCACCATCCGCTCACTTGCTTTCTTGCTCCATATTTAGAATACCACTATACCCTGCCCGTGTCAACCCTTAGTATAATATAAAGATTCCATACCTTCCGCGCCTAGTAAAAAATCTGATGCCCAAGGAGGAGCCGTTGTCATACACTCTACTAGCTCCTTTACTCCGAGGGGGGAGTCTTCATCCACTTCGGCCACGATTTCGTCGTGACAAGTTAGTACGATCTGGAAGCCCATATTTTTGGCTAGGTGCATTCCGTAAAACAGAATATCCCGGCAAAAAGCCTGCACGATGTTTTCGAAAGTCTTAGCCCCCCTAGTCTCTATACTCGTCCATTGGTGAGTGACTTGCGAGATGCCGTCCACACGGAGATCAGCTTTTCGGTAAGAATTACCCTTACGGGAGGTGGCGTCTACCCACGTTACCGAGGGGTTAATATAGTGCAGAGCGCGGCCCGAGGGTAGCCAGACACAGAGTACCCGGCCCTTCATTTCTAGGCGGATAGGCCCTAGTTCGGCGGTCGTATCGTTTTCCACGACTCTAGCGAAAGCCCGGTGGAGATCGTACCAGTACTGTTCTACCTCTCGGTATGTATTTCTGTAGACCTGTACCGCCTTTTCTGCATACTCTAAGGTAAGTTCAATACCCATATTTTCCGCGTAAGCAAGCAAGCCAGTCTTAACCGAGTTACCCTCTTCATCTGTAGTTTCTTCGCCCGCACTAAGTCCGTACCCGCAGTTATGAACAATCAGGGGACCCTTCTCCGTCAGGATCGTGAACCGACTCCTCGGACCCGAGTTTAGAATGTCGAACGTAGGCACCCCGGCATTGGGACTGTTCTGCAATGATCCTTTCTGGAGAGAATCCTTTGTTGATTTTTCGGCAGACGTTTCCGCACTCCCGGTACTGGGGGCAGTATCTTTCCCAGAACTCAACGGCAGAAAGTTTTTCTCCCAGATAGTGGATGTAGCAAAGGTTTTCTTTATTCCTCCCATTAACTTTTGAGGTAACAAATCGAAGATTCCCTTTTTCATAATGGCCGTCATTATCTTCTCGGTCGATCTGGTACGCGGGCTTGTCATAGTTCTTAAGGGTAAGGCAGTGTCCGATGAAATCGTACACATCCTCAAATTTGCACTGAATCCCCCGTCCTCCGTAGCGATGAGCGGCAGAACCGACTCCCCGGCAGCGCGACAGAATCGCGTAGTACCTGTTCGCCAGCCGGTCAATAAGTTCTCTAGGTTCCGAAAATCTGACGTATACTCCGTTCTGGTCTTCCTGAACCTTTTTTCGGGCACAAGGGAGGCAACGACTTGTCTTACCCTTTTCAAGATTCTCCCTATTGACCAGTTTTTCGGAGCCGCAGACCCCGCATCGGCAAGGGTAACTGAGGTATTTTTTAACCTTCTGAGCGAGTCCGGTAGTAACCCACTCGCCAAATTTATAGCCGACCTCTCGTAGAGGCCACTTTGCGTCACTTCGCACGCTTCTTTCCACCCTTCTTCTGTAAGAATCCCGTGCTCCGGAGTAACATCTACTCGGAGCAGGTTGATAACTTTCTTGTCCCCCTGATACACACAACCATCGTGAGACACCCATTCACCGCCATCCCACAGCTTATCCTCTAAGGTAACGTTCACAATCTTCTTTACCCCGTGGTTGGTAAGGACCATAGTATCTTCACCGAAACATCCGAGGGTAGGCGCTTTAGCGTTTGTCCTAGCGGTCTTATCCCCCGCCTTATACGTCTCCCACAACTCCTCGTAGGTAGCGTGACCATCCATTTGTGCTGCAAAAGCAATATAAGGGTCTCTCCCCTGACGAAACACTTCCAGAAGAGGTTCGCACTCTGTAACCCATCCGGCTCCACGAGCTTCGATAGCGGAGAGATCGGCAATCACGAACTTCTTCCCCGGAGCCGCACACAAAATCGGGCGCAAGGCCGCACAAGCCACGTCTAGCGGGCTACTAAAATTTTTCTTGATTCCCTCATAATCCCCTGATTTTAATAGGGATAAAGCGAGATCGAATTTTCCGCCCACTTCCTTGGATGCCTTCACGAGATTCTGCACTTGCACCAGCCCGGAAGTCATGCGCCCGGTTCTAGCCGCCCCCATAAAATGGAACAATCCGCGAACCCTACCATCTGACATGATAGAAGCCCGGTATGCGTCCAGCTTACTAACCGAACTTTTACTGAGTTGTAGCCTAAGTTCCAGAGCTTTCCGGCACTGTTCATTTAGATCACACTCCCCGTTCAAAGCCCGCTTGATAAAGGGCTTTCCGATAGACAGAAAAGTGTACCCGTTCTGTCTGGCATACGCCAGCACCTGAACCGGGGACTTGGGGTTCTTGATGCCTGTAAGTTCGAGAAACTGTTTGGTAAGAGCCGATTGCTCTTTTTCTACGACTATACTCGCCCCCTGTAGAAGCACCGAGTCCGTGTAGATTCCATAGTCGTTGATTTCTTCTGATAGCGCGAAGTTTTCATATTCCCAGTCCGGAAGAGGAAAGTCCTTTAGCCGGTGCAGGATTTCCCGCATAGCTTCTACGTCCGTTTTGCAGTAATCACAGAAGCGGGAATACTCCTTAACATGGGTATCCCAGTCACGATAGGAAGTCGGCTCAATTCCGAAGAGGGTTAGCTCCCCGCCAAACCGAAGGGGCTTGCAGAAAAGATCGACCATGCTAACATCTTTTACAAAAAATTCGGTCAGCTTCTTGGACTTGATATCCAGAATCTTGCCCACTTTTTCCAGCTTACCGGGCATACTCATAGCCCGACTCAGGATCATCGGGTCAATAAATCTATCAACCGGAATATCAATATCAAAAAATCTTTTTATGGCAAGGCGTTCAAACTGACAATTGTGAGCGACGATTATTTGAAAAGGGTCCTGCAACCCCTGAAGTAAGTCTTCCGGGATAGGACCCTTGTGGCATTCCCATAGCTGTACGTCGGCATCCCCCCACGCATAAGCAAACATGAGGAGTTCGCAGCTAGGATGATCTATGTATTTGTATGCCCCAGTTGTCGAGATATCCAGTTCGTTCCGTGTTTCGAGGTCGATATGCAGAAGCATTTTATCCTTTTGGTTCCGGGTCCACGAATCGAACGTAGGTTAGGAGGATCAAAACCTCCTGTCTTACCACTAAACGAACCCGGAATTTTATTCCTGTTCCACCTGGTCCCAGAAAGTCTTCAGATTTATCCGAATCTTCCCCGGATACCAGCAAACAGTGGGGGCGTTACGGATTGCCTCGTTCAGTTCTTCGATTTTAGTACATACCTCGTCAGGGAGTTCTCCATCTTCCGGAAGATCGTCACACCAATTGTCATAGTCAATAGTGTGAAGTTTCCCCCGCGCACACTTCACTATTTGAACTTCTGCTTCTTCGTTCTCCCCTAAGTCGGCTTTCAAATCGGCCATCCAATCCAAAAGAGAATCTTCATCGAAGAAGTATGTATCATCATTATAGACGCACACCGGCTCAGACCCGTCCCAGTCTTCCACAGGAAGAGCATAGTACTTATCTGAGTCTAGCTTAGACTGGCAAGAATCACACCTAACATGGCCCTTTGAGTATATTTTACCGCAAGGGCAGGTTCGGTGGGTACACCCCGCGTATCTGGCAATATTTTCGTCTTTCCCGTAAAACCTCCCGTCGCTGGCTACCCACCCGCTTATGTCTGTTTTGAAGGTTGCAGCTTCCGGGCTATCATACATGATTATTTTCTCGGTCATTGTGTCTCCCACAACTTGAGTTCTGCTTCCCTGCGCCTAGTAAGTCCGGGCACTGGTAGTCCGCCTGATTTATCCCACCGAAGAATCTGAACAGGAATATTTTCCAGTCCGTGAGACAGCAAAAGTCGGAGTGATCCTACCCCCAAATTAAATCCAAAATCCACGAGGGAATCAAATTGATTCTGGGTAAATGTATGTTCTAGCGCGAGTCTATTTAAGACAGACTCCACGCCCTGTACATCCTTGCTGAGGAGTTCGGCGCACTGCTCTTCTGATATCCCGTTCGGGTAATGTTCCCCCGGAAGCAACAAATGGCCTACTCCGATAGTCCACTTACCGGCTACATCTTGGTACTGTGTTAGCCGCCGCCCCTCAAAAGATTCGATAAATTGTAAACCCGCACTACTGGTTTTCATAGCTGGCTCCCCGAGAATTCAATGCTAAAAAATAGCTCTACTTCCTCACTATCTCTTTCGGCGGAAAACCCTCCCGTGCGAATGTAGACGCTCTTGGGCTTATCAAGCAAATCAGAAATTAGCCCCTCGGCAACCTCTTTTATCTTCTCTAGAGTGGGGATAGCTTCTCCCCACTTCCATCCGGTAAGCACCATATAGGCATGTACCTTCTCGAAGTCAAACTCAGAAAATATTTCCCGTATGATTCTCCGCTTGGCTACCTCTTTACTGATTTTCATAATTCTCTGCTTATCTACATTTTTACTGGTTTTCATAGTAGGTCTCCTCACAAGCCTCCTGAATTTGTTTGATAATTCCTAGCTGTTCCGGAGTGAATGGTCGAGATCGCTCAAAATCCTGTTTGGAATCTGCCTTCAGCCGCTCGGCCCCGCTAGGATTACTTTGCTTATTCGCAGGTAGCAACTTCCGCCAACTTACTAGGACATTTTTACTGGCCGTCTTGAAGTTGGAAGTCATCCAGCCATCTTAGAACATTCTGTCTAGAATTTCGACCAAATACGTAGTCTCGACCTTATCTGGATTCTTGTCCCGAAGAAGTTTGATAACCTGTAGGAAATACGCCGTGTCAACACCAATCAACTGATCCTCTAGAACGTCAATGTCGGTAAGGTCCAATTCGCTGATCTGCATACAAATCTTGAGTATCTGTCCTGCATTTGCGTGCCAGCCGCGAGAAATAAATTTCTTAAGTCGAGCCACGCTGCATACAGGATACTTACTGCCCACGTACACAAGCTGCTTCGCTAGGATAGCCGCGAGAGCTTCCGGCCTAAGAACCAACTCATTATCCCAACTCGTCCAGACGTTAGTCGTGTGGATAAAGTCATAATTCTTGTGAATCTCGTCAGGCTCTCCATAGAACCGAATCACAATCTGAATTTTGTCACTCAGGGTGATAGCGTTTGAACTCAAAAATACCGGCCTATACTTTTCCTTACCAGTCTCTGTTACCTGCTGGGCCGCAGTTTCGAGGGCCTCATACTTCTCACTGACTTCACCTTCACCACCTTCTGTGACTACCTCTCCCTCGGCTACCGCGATTCCGTCAGAAGGAATAACAATCTTGATCCGGCCACCGATGTCGGTAACCTTGAATTCCGTGTTGTGGAATTTCTCGACGTAGTACTTTGCCAGCGCAAGAGCCGAAGCATGATCTTTGCAGTACACGTCAAAATCGTTGACGGGTTCACCGAGCAGAAGGGAGGTAATACACCCTCCGGTTACGATGACCTTGTTCTTTACTTGGTTGCGGGTAAGTTCCGGCAAGGACTCAAGCCAGTCACCCACCTTAGCCTTCAAAATTTTGCGAATTGTTTTTGCAGTCGTGCCCATGTATTTCTCCTTTGTTAGTCGTTCCCTATTCTCCCGTATCTGTCAATAAACGCCCGGAAGAGAACAAAAACCTCTCCACCGTTCAGGGTAGTTTGTGCATCTATATTGAATTCCCGCAGGAAATCGTGGGATACTAAAGAAATTTCGTCGGGCAAAAGCTTCCGACGTTTCCACCACATAAACCTCTTCATAAACCGCCACTCCGGAACCATGTTATCCCCTTATCCTTAATACTACCACAACTTAGAGTCCGTGTCAAGGTATTTCCAGTGTGTAGGTTTGTAATAAACATACATGCTACCGTCTGGGAAGAACCAGAGATTTCCCTCTCGCTTTAGCCGGGTCTCGTTTCTCTTGCCGTCCCCGTCGTCTATCTTGGTATCGACAACTTCTCCGGAAAACGGAATACTGCTGTTTGTACTGATCCAGCTATCACCGGCCTCTAGTAATTTCTTGAGTCTCGGCCCCACAGTCAAAACAGTTCCGAACTTCTTAGATTTATCAAGCATCACTTCTCCCCCTTCAGTTTTTCAATCAAACCCAGCCGAAAGATTTTGGCGTTTTCTTCTTCCTCAAAAGTAACCCATTGATCTTTCTTATCTAGCTTAATTATATAGTTACCATAAGCAGTCTTGAATATTTCTACTCGGTCTTCTGGCTTAGCTGGTTCCGGAAAAAGATTTTTGCACACACTAGCCGCTAGGTCCGAGGAGTCTCCAATAGACATTTCGGCCATGTCTCTACACTTATCATAAACTGTCATGAAAACATCTACCTTTGTTACTTCTGTCATTTTACTGCCTCCATCCAGAAATGTTTTTAGAAATCCGAAGGTTGTATGTACTGTATCTACCATCTTCCCACTTCATTTCTGCCTCAATTCCAAAGGTTGTTAAAGTACTTGACAAAAAGTTTCAGGCCCTTTTTCTGAATCTTTTCGAGATTTTCCCGCTGGGTATCGGTTTCGTAAGCACAATCGGCCAAGGTGTACGCGGCACGAAACCCCTCGGATATGTCATCCAGAATTGCATTCCACTTTTTCTCTCCCAGTCCGCAAGGGTAGCCAGGATCGAGTTTCAGGTCTTCAAGAGCTTGTGGCATAAACTCGCACAGGTACGCGTCGATGCTCCACACATCAGAGTCCGCATACCCGCGCCAGCCGCGCTGCAAAAACCACTTTACTGGTTTGTAATAGCTGCTCGGGCTGAAAAAGTGCTTCCACCACGGTAGGCAGAATTTTCGGTACCCCGCCCCAAAACCGATTCCTACATAGCTCATAATCCCTCACTCTTTAACTGTATCACAGGGGGGTGCCCGAGTCAAGGGATTTCTGAAGTTTTTGGCAGGCGGGACAGACGGGATCAAAAGCCCCCCAGTGGCAGGCTTTCTTGTGATTCCGGAAAGCGGAACCGTTTTCGTACATACGATTCTTCCAAATTTTCTCTTGGAAGTTACTTACATACTTTGCGCGAGTCCCCGAGGCGAACTCCTGCGGGGTCATCTTTATTTTCTGGCCTATACGTCCTTTTTTACTCACATCCATGATATAATTAGAACATAGAAGCGCTTCCGAGTCAAGGAAAACTTTTTTACAGATTTCTTGAAGATTATGCTTGACACGGGAAGAAACTTGGAGTATCATAGAGATATGTAAGGAAGTCGGCTCACAAAGAACGTTCGCCTCCGCGAACGGTGGCCTTCGGCCTTTCGGGTACTGGCACTTAAGCCACCCGGCGTCTGAGGGGTATTTAAGTTTACATTTTAGCTTATTTACTTATTACGAACGTAGTCGAAGACGAAGTGAGAGCAATTGACGTGGCTTCGCCACAACAGATAAAGGGATTACTGCTCTGGCAGAATCCCAAATAAAAGGAAGCTACAACATAAACTCAATCTCTCCCGCTCGCTTCGCTCGGGACCTCAGTAAAGGAAGATAGAGATGTTCATATATCTCGCAACTTGTTCCGAAACCGGCAAATACTATGTCGGACAGACCATAAACACCGTGAGCTTTCGGTGGAAACAGCACGTATACTCTTCTAAAAGCTATAGGTGTAATACCTTTCTGGGTAGAGCTATACGTAAATACGGAGAGGATAGTTTTAAGCTAGAAACTCTGTGCGAGTGTCCCGACTCGGAGAGCCTGAATCTCGCGGAGAAGTTTTTCATCTACTTCTTGGGGTCCAAGAAAAAGTCTCTAGGGTATAACCTTACAGAGGGCGGAGATAGTCTTGGGTCCTACTCGAAAGAACTGGCTACCAAAAAGAACGAGCAGAAGCTACAGGAAAAGAAGTGGTTAAACTACACTCAATTTAAGTATGACTTTAAGAGAAAAGAGGACTAATGCCCTTCAAACCCGGAGTTAATCCCAATCCCAATAGGCATATCCCTGACCCGGATATCCCTCCCCCAGCCAAAAAGTACCAGCAGAAAAAATCTGCCATCAACCGTCTTTTGTCCATAGCCCTGAACATAGCCGAGAACGAGAGTATCGGGGAGGCCCAGAGGCTGGCGGCGGTCAAAATCGGCTCGGAGTTGTGGAGCAAACGCCCTGCGCCCCGCCGTAAATCGGAAAAGGAGAAGCTGCTCATTAGTGCTTTGCAAGGTTCTAAGCCCAAAAAGAAAGCCCCCGCCGAGGCAGGAGCTTAGTTTTCCATTTTCCGGAATTTTTGGTCTGAGGCTAGAATGGAATCTCCGTGTCATTTGTTCCAGGATAGTATGGGTCTCCTACTGCTGTCGAGTAGAATGACTCAACTTTAAAATCACGCATTTTTCCTGCTTTCAAAAGTGCATCGCGTAACAGGTTTGAAATGTCCTGTGGGCTATACCAAGGCTGCGTGGTGGTTTCATCACCCTCAGTTTCAGTAATAAAGAGAGTTACTTCCCAGTCTTGTTTACGTCGGATTTTACTCACGTCTTTAGCATCCTTTCCAGTTTCCAATTTGGAAATTAGTCAATCTGTAAGCTAATTTCACTACATTTGTCTTCAAGAATTTCCCGGAGTTCTTTGTCTGTAACCAGCATCATTTCCGGCTGATCCTCCGGGCTATCCCGATCTGGCAACTCACACACATCCTGGATGATAGATTCGATCCAGTCTTGTACATTGCTCGTAGTTATACCTCTATTCATTGGGTCACCGCGTAGCGCGGAACAAAGAAGTTTTCAAGTTGTCCAGTCTTCCGGTTTAGGTTTTGTCGGATACCAAATACGTCGTGGGCAACAAAATGTCCCCCGTTTGACTCCTCTAAACAATTTGGACACTTCATGACGCCTCCTGCCAAATTTCGTGGTTGCTACGTTCGTAGAGATACCCGCACCGGGCCGCTAGAATGGTCTGGGCATCTTCCGGAAGGGTTGAGTATACCGAGCACCAAGGGAGTTTGTATACGGTGCCCTCTAGGTACTCATTTTCGAGGTAGTCGTATACAGCTTTGTGGCTTTCTGCCTCATACCTTAGGTAGACATGAAGCAGATCACGGGTTAACGAAACGTAAAACGTCATACTTCCTCCTTGGATGATTGGTAAACGCACACCGTCGCCTCGTGTAGGCTCATCCTTGACGGCAACCCCGATATTGCTCGGGGCGGGCAGTTAATTCACGTTGTCCAAAACGGTTTCGAGGTCCAAATTTTTTGAGGCCCACCTATCCACAGAGGCTTCCAGAGGGATACCAAGTTTGCGGCACATCACTGCGATCTGCTGAGCAAACTCCACGGCCACGTTCTTGTCGTAGTCCCGGCCAAAATCTTCGGCCATAACCTCGGCGGCTAGTGCTCCGGAGAGTTCCGCAAAAATTTTGAATTTCGCCAGTAGCTTTACGGGTGAGTTCTCTGCGATGCTCTTCTTCTCCTTGGGGGGTTGACCTTGGGCCTCTTCCACCTTTTCCTTGACATCTTTTACTTTCAACTTCTCCCCGGACTTCTCCTTAGCCTTAATCAGCTTGTCCTGATCGACGGGCTGAAGCTTGGATAGCTGAAGAGCAGCCGATGTGGAAAATTCTCCCTTGCGGAGCTTGTCCTGTGCTTCTGGGGAGAGTTCCAAGAGCTTCTGGCGCTCCTTGACCCAAGCAACAGCCTTAGCCAGCTTCTCTGGGGTATCCGCTCCGGGGAAGTACTTCTTGGCAATTTCCTCTACGCCTTTCCCGAACTTGTGTTGGTAGACAGAGATGCAAAAAGCGTCATCGAGGGGGTTCACGTCAGTTCTGTTGCGATTTTCCGCCACGGTAAGGTCAAGGGCCTCTTCTTCTGACTTTACTGCGGAGTAGTTGAACTTCAGCTTGATCTTCTTAGCCGGGTCTGAAATCGCCCTGTTAAGCTGCACGATAGCCCGGAGCCTGCGATGCCCGGCAATCAGCACAGGCCACCCTTCCACCGTTTTGCAAGCTATGGCAGCAATGAGTTGACCACGGTGCAGGATATCATCTGCAAGCTCGGATACGTCTGTCTCTTCACTTCGACCGCTGAGTTCCGGCTTGATGATTACATTTTCAGGGGCAACAACATACCCGCCATTTGCAGTGCGGTCCACTCCAGCTTCTTTACAGAAAGTTACAGCCATGTTATTCCTCCACGGAATCCGACAAATACTTTGTGATGGACCCTACCAAGCTCTCAGCCGGGTCCGAGTTTGAAACCTTGAAGCCACTCCCTTTCAAATAAGTATAGACTTGGTGGAAAGCCTCATCTACACTACTTTTAATGAGAGGGTCACTAAGTTCGTACCGCGTGTGCCAATATCTTCCTTCTGGGGTTATGCTCATTTTTCCCTCGGTAGCGCGGTTTCAGTACGGAAAGGTTCAAAGCTGAGAGACAGGTAGGTGGTATTACCTTCCCATCGGTCTGTTCGGGCGTGGAATCCCCCGGTACTTACTGACCCGTGTCCCTTGTGCTTCGAGTTAAGTGCGTCTGTGAGAACCGTTCGGGCTGTACTCACTAGGTCTTCAAGAGAGGGGGGTCCGTAGAAGTATTGCCAGTCAACGGACTCCATGTAGGCTTTAACCTTGTGGAAGTCAAACTTGTCGAGAGTTTCTTGAATCACGTTTTGCTTCATTTTTTTTTCCTCACTTTCAGAGTCTCACGAGATTTCGCTCGTGTCAAGAAAATTTTTAATGTCCATCGCATCATATAGATGCCGCTTTCGCGCCGCAATTTTTTTCGGTAAGAGAATTTTTTCATCTTGCGGCACTCCAGTTTTTCCAAGGTGGAACTTTTTGCACAGCGGACACCTGTAGGTGTGTAAGAATTCTGCGCCGGGTAACTCTTTTCGGCGCATTTCCAGCATCACACTCTTAGCAAGGTCCTCACTTCTGTATTTCCGTTTTCCGGAAGAGCAGAGTCTGGATTTCACAATTTGGCCCTCTTTCTAGATCATTGGTAGTTGCACACTCTCGCCGCGTGTAGGCTGATCCGTGAGAGCTACCCCCATACGCTGGGGGCGGGCGGCTGGTAAACAGTTACTGTTGTTCTGGAGTCCTTGGGGGACAAAGCCTTCATTACCTGTGCAATCTGTTCCCTTACTTCGGAAACCTTGCGGAGGAACAGGTCGTGCCCGAAGTAGGAGGTTTTTGTGAGGTCTGCAAACCACGGAGTTTCTATATCCCACTTTTTGAGGGTACCTATGTAGACGGTAAGGTCCCTTGTCCTCGGGTCTGTGGTGAGGTCTGTATGGACCAAAAGAAAGGCTGATACTTTGTTCTCTACCCCGTTCCCTGCCCTATTGTGGATTTCGATCAGGATAAAGGGCGACCCTTTGGGGGCCTCGGAGATAATGCGGAGAACGTCCACATCGTCTTTTGCCGATACGAAACTGTAAGTGTTGGGGGTTTTAGATTTCACCGGATTCCTCTCTTCGTACTGCTTGTCTGCGGTCTGTCTCGCCTTTAGCTCGTCTGGAGTTTTATTCAGAATCGCGGCGTGGTAAAGATGAACCCAGTTGTCGTGCGAAACAATTTCTTCCCAACTGTCATTTCCACAATACGCGGCACGATATAGCCGCGCCTTCTCGTATTCTTCGGGGGTGTGCTTTCCAGAATAGTTCATTTCTTCTCCTTGACAAGTTCTTTGAAAAACTTGTCGGTTAACTCTTTCGCTTTGAGTTCCGTGGGGGTTTTGGCCTGCACGTATAGCTTGTACCAGATATCCGCTTCCGTACCCTTCCAAGGTACTTTTCCAAAATTGTACTGGTCAAGCCAAATCTCTTGGTACTTGAGGCCGATTTCGAGTTGCTTCTTGGTATATTTCAAATTTTCCCTCCATTCGGTCCACACTTACCGTCGATGTAGTCGAGCCAACGTTTCCTGTTGAAGTTAGGATTCCGGGATTGGCAGAATTCTGCTAGCTCCCGAACTTCCCCGTTCTTGAAGAGATCAATCCTCCACCGACCTCTGCGGATAACGTTTGCGAGTTCGATAAAGTCCTGATTTGACATACTCACGCTCCCTCCAGTGCTTCCTGGATTACTTTTTTGAGTTCTTCCTCATCAAAAACATAAAAGTTGTTCCCTACGTAGGGGTGGACTCTTTCCTCTTGATCCAAGATTTCCTGCGCGATTTTCTTGGTCAAACGTTCTAAGTTGTTTCCAGTGAATTTCATTTTCTCCTCCCGTGTACTCCCTTGTTGCAGTGACAAACATCTGTTATGCCGTGGCTTAAATTCCGTTTTCCGGAACACTTGGCATGATAGTTAGCTTTACAGTAACTACAAGACCCAGATTTCCGGCTAGGTGTAGGGGCTTCATTTACTGGAAGCCCCAATTTTATGGTCTGATCGATTATCTCAGTTAGCGTTCGGCGTGTCAAGAGGCTTCTCCGTTCAGGACAGCCAAAAGGTTGTTAAGCAGGTTGTTATCCTCAACAAGATCAGACTTGTGAGATGCAAACTGGAGAGTCTGTTTATTTTCCCAATTCAGACTTCCGGCAAAAGTACAGGGCTGGACGGTATATAACAAACTTCCGTCTCGGTACCAAACACCCTCTTTGTAGTCAATTTTCATACACCCTCCTTAGACTCTTAGTAGGTGCTCAGCCGCGCCACGGGAAGGCGAGTCTTTGCGGCCACCCGGATTTCTCCGGGGCTAGTTACACGAAGGAATACAAGCACTCGAACTCTTCGTCGTAGAGGATTCCGCAGCGGTGGATGTCAATCAAATCCGCCTCCGTAGCAACTTTTAGGAGTTCCCTTATGTTTGTTTCCAGAAAAATTTCATCGTGCCCGGCATTACTGACCATATCACTATTCCCCGGAACCAGTTTATCCAGTAAGAGAAAGCCGTGTAGGTCAGGCCGGTTGCTCAACTTGTTCTCGATACGGTCAAACTTCAAGAACTCGTCGTCGTGGTCTTTAAAGAATTGGTGTAACTCTTCCTGTTTCATGTTAGCTCCTAATCCAGAAATCTGTATCTCCGAACGACACTAGACTGTAGTCGTACTGAAGTTCCCTTGCCGCTCTTTCCCAGTCAATGCCGGTATACGGCCAAGAGTTAGATACTTTGTGGTCCAGCATTCCGCAATCCTCGGCTAGCTGCTGCGCGTACTCTTCAAAGTAGCTGTCCCGGATAAGTGTCTCACCCGAGTCCTAATCGGAGTAGCCTTCGCACTCTTCAGCCAGTTCCTTGAGAGTCTTGAGTTCTTCCCCGTCTTCGGACTCGTCCCACTCCTCAAGTTCTTTCTGGGCCGCAGAGAGAGTCTCTCCTAGAGTTTCCAGTTCCTTGGCATCACTCGCCAACACACTGGTATCGTCGGTAGCGTCTGTTATGGTTTCTTGCGCCCCGTCAACCGCATCGACCAAGGACTGTCTCTCGGATTCGAGTTCCTCAATCCGCTCGATAACGTCTCGGCTGTCAATCACGTCGTCAAAGTTACTGATGCTCATACGTCCTCCTAGACTACCTGTGCAATGGTTGGAAACACGTTTTCTTCGGCTGTCTCACTCAGAACGGCAACTATATCTCCCAACACCCGAAAGTTTTCCCCGTATCCGTTGAGACGGTATACTCTCATGTTCACCACGTTTTGGGTGTGTGGGTTGGGGGCCAACCCTAAAGAAACGCCGTCTTCGTTTGCATACAACTGTTTGCAATTCCTAATCCCCGGAACCAAGGATTCAATGTAGCCTCCGACAGCTTTCTGAAGCTCCTTGAAGTCAAACTTCTTTCCGTTTTCCGGTTGGACTTTGATCGTGCGGCCATCTGTCTTGAAGATGTACCCGCGCTGAACTTTCTTTACTGCGGTCATGTTTTCTCCTCGGGTATTTGGTAGTTACGCAGCCACCCCTCGTGCCGGGATACCCTTGTGGCCTGCCGGATAACGCTCCGGCTAGCGGTTGACTATCATCCACACGAAACTAGACTGATGTTTCCATTGTCGTCCGACCCAAAGTTTTCTTTAGCGAAGACAATAGCCTCCTGTTTGGTGGAGAAAATGCCAACATTCCTGAAAGGTATATCCGGATCACCAAGAGACTCCTCATCGGGGATATCAACGTACCACCGTTTTTCGTAAACGTCAAAATCAGTCATCTTCTTCCTCCTCTTCCGTGTAAGGCGTGAGTGGTGGGTTCTCGGGGACGGCGGAGATTGCTTCCTGCTTTACTGTTTCCAATCCATAAAATCCCCAGCAGGAGTCAACGTCAGTTCCTTCCCCGTCTTCAATGATAAATCCGTAAACATCCCCAGATAGGTACTGGTTCCAAGTTTCAACCATACCCTCAGCGTATTTCCGGGTATCTGGGGTCTCGTCGCGCTTGACTACCACGAATCCGATCTGGCCGGAATCAAACCCCATGTAGTAGTGATCCAAGCTGGCTAAGGAAAGATGAACCCCGCCATGAATCAGGGCTTGCAGGGGGAATACATCATACTCTTCCTCCCACTCTGAAAGATTCTCTCCGATATCCGAGGCGTATTCTCCGTTTGGCCCCTCAACTTCAAAGTAACGGTTCCGGGTGGTTACGATAAAGCATTCTTCGTCCCCCTCAAAGGGGCATTCGGCATCAAAGTCTTGCTCAATAGTCACTTTGTAGCCATTGTGCGTGAAGGTTTCGGTTGAGTCGTTTCTCCTACAAGCCTGACTTTCTCCAGCAAACTAGCTGGCACTGAAATTTGGTCCCCGGTCTCCCACTCAACAAACACCAGCATCTTGCGCGGGTCCGGGTATACACTCTTACCGTGGAACCCTTCGATCATCCGGCAAACTCCCTTGTTCCCCGGACCTATGCCGGTATAGAAGTCATATCCGGTAGTCCGAACTACGTCGCCTGCTTGAAATTTCATAAATCCTCCACTTTTCGATTGTCGCACAAATTTTCAGGTTTGTCAAACGTTGTGTTTTCAACGGTTTGCAACGTTTTCCACAGTTTCCACAGTTCCGGAAAACGGAATTACCTCGCCCGGTAAACTGGAACCTCCGCCAGTTTGAGACAAAGGGCGGCGGCGAGGCGATGGTTTCCCTCTAGGTTATCTCCACTTAGAGAGAGAGGATGATCGATTCCGCGCTCCTCTACTTCACTAATAAGCTCCTCTCCGGCAAACTTTTTGAGTCGTTCGTGGCTCCACCCCCGGAATACCACTGCGGCATTTCGTATTTCTTCGGGGCGCAGATAGACAAATTCCCAATCCGTCTCTCCCCGTTTCTCGTAGGAATCCAGAAGACAGCGGGCATCGTCGGAACTCTCGGGGTCCGGGATATTCTGCCAAGTACTAAATATGGTCCCCGGCTCTGGATTGTACGGCGATCTGGGTTTCATTCCGCACTCCCTCTGGTATGTACCCAACATACCGCTTGTAGGTCGCGGGGAGAAATTCCCCCTATCCAGCGAGAAGCCTCTTGGTAGCTGGCTTCCATTTCGAGATACATCCTGCCCCCAATGGCAATAGCTGTACACAAAGGATTCGCCGCTCTAGCGGCCCAAACGTCGATGGTGCATACGTATGAGTTTCCGGTAATGTTCTTGAAGAATCTTTGTACTTTCAGCCAACGGTTACAGCGAGTACCTGATGTGAAAGTCTTCATCGGGTCTTCCCCGTTAGCAATGTTCCACGCCTTGTTAATGTTCATGTAGGTTCCGGCCACGCTCGGTATGATTTGTGACCCATTATCCGCCGCCCGGATAATCAACCTAGCCCCTTTCACGTTTGTTTCCCATGTTTGTCTGGGGGATAGCGCGGCTATTACACCGGCACCCCTGTTAACATCTTTTGGGCAGAGTTCCCTTGCAAGAGATTCTGCGCGGCCATACCATTCCCGGCCAGCCCGCAACTCATCTTTACTGGCCGAGGAATAGCATTTGATTATGTTACGGACAAAAGGTTTCATTACTCCCCCAGAAAGTCTTTGACAATTTCCGCAAGCTCTTCCCAAGTGTCTAAGGAGTCTTTGTAGGCCCGTACTGACGCGTCGTTTGCAGAAGTGTGGTGGGGCAGCATGTAGTCTCCGTCTATCCGAAGTTTGTGCCCATCTTTTCGAGTTACCGTTAGGACGGGCTGATCCCCGTAAATGTTGATTTCTAAATCAAGTTTTGCCATTATTCCTCCTTTGGAGATTGGCCGGATTGCTCCGTTTCTAGCCCCGCTACGTAGAAGCTCTCCTTGGGGCCACCCCGTAACCGGGGGGTTAATCCTTATTCCTTTCCCTATTCATGCTGTTTACTGCGTCTTCTCCTTCTTGGTCCATTGCACCCCAGAGGATAGTGTCAAACTCTCCGTTGCAGTTACTATCCTCCATGATGTCATATTCGTTCCACTCTCTTTGTTCGAGGAAAGCATCAATCAGTGTTCTGATCTGGTTGTGGTCCCACTCTGAAACATTTTTGGGCCACTCCGACAGATTTGAAGAGTAGAAGCTAAGAAATCCATCATAGCTGGTGAATTTCTCTTTAACTACCTTCCGAAGAACTTCTTTATCCGCCCCCGTGTACAATCTCTTTACCGCAGCGGCGGGTATTGTCAGGAAAATCCGGTCGGTAGCGAAGTTGTATGCTCGGGGGGATTCCAAAGCGTCCCACTTCGCGTTGAGGTCAATCTTCGTCTCATCCTTGAACCACGCGCAAAAGTTTTCTGCGTACATTTTGGCATATTCCCTGTACGCCTGCTGCCAGTTGATATGCTCCCACAGTTCGAGCGGCTCACCTTCGGAGTCTGCCAGAGGAATCTGATCTCCGTGGTCATCTTCGGTTATTTGCTCACAAGCCTTATCTAGCTCAGAATTATGGATAGAGTTGTAGAATCCGGAAAACGGAATTGTTGCTGTCGGCATGATACCTCCTACACAAACTCAGTTACGGTTAGTATGTTTTGCAGGAGAACAGACTCCTGCCGGTTATGCGCCTTGATGCTAGAGGCCACCAGAAGCGCGGTAGGATGAGATATGCCCTCAAGCTCAATTACCAGAGAACCTTCCTCTACCCCTTTCCACGCTCCGGTAGCCTTGTACATCGTGTAGCCCTCGACTAGCCCGGAGAGAATCTTCTTGATTCCCTTCACATTTTTGCGCTCTGTAAAAATTCTGTACATGTTTTCCTCCACTTTTTGAATCGTACCTGAAATTTTTAGGTTTGTCAACCAGCGAAAACAAAAGACTTAGCAACGTTTTCCACAGGTTTTCAAGGTTTTGCACAGGCTAGAATTTTCGGGCATCAACTATCACGTTGCAGACCGGCTCGGTCCAGAAGCTAAACGTGTAACCACATTCTGGACAATTGTCTGTCCAATACCCCGCAGAGGGGTTGTCATAGAAGTCCAGCGAAAGACTCTTATCACACGCAGGGCACTTGAAGTTTTCCGTGTTTCCTGCGTTTTCGCCAACTACAATCATAAATCCTCCTCGGGTATTTGGTAGTTACGCAGCCACCCCTCGTGCCGGGATACCCTTGTGGCCTGCCGGATAACGCTCCGGCCCGGTTATCGGAGAACTATTGCCAAGATGAGCAAGAGCAAACCTACAGAAGCTACGAACAGAACAGGAAACCAACTGACTGTTATGGGAGAATTTCTCAGTTTCTTCATCTACCACACCTTACTGAGAAAGTGCCAAGCCACTATACCAACCACAATCCAGAAGCCAGCACCTAGAATGAATACCGCGCCCCACGCAACAAGAAACTCTGTATTAACCTCCTGTCGTCTCATACTTCCTCCTCGTCAGTCAGTTCCGTTTCTGCGGCAGCACGGAAGGCATCATCGGCTGCACCATAGGCGTCTGATCCTGTCCGGTATATGCAGTTTTGCGCCATTTTTTCAGACCCAGAAGGGTCTATTACAATGATTTTTACCACCCAAATATCATTCATACTTCCTCCTTTGGGTAATCTGTAAACTCCAACACCCACGCCACTTGACGGCTTACCCGTGTGGGCTACCAGATTACGGCTCTGGCTGGCCGGTAGATTAGAAAGAGTAGTCTTCTGCCTCTGTGCGGGTGAGGAAGAAATGAATTCCGGAACCACATACTGTCCAACGGTTTTCATTCCAGCCGTTGAGCGGCACTACCGTCTCTCCTTTTCGGTAGGTAATAACCCCGTACTTTCCCCCGCTTTTCGCTTCTTCGGCCCCCACCACTTCGAGGACTACTGCTTTAGAGCACCGGCACTTGCGCCCCGCCCCGTGGCTTCTCTTAGCGTCTTCTGTGATGAGGAGTTTTACCAGAATACCGCCGCTACATTTCTTCCACCCCACGAAAGACCCCTCTTCCGGAAGGAACTGTATCTGTGCTACAGCCCTTTCTGCGTTTTCGGCTCCGGACAGGTCGGCTCCGTACAGGTTGGCTCCGTACAGGTTGGCTCCGGACAGGTTGGCTCCGGACAGGTAGGCTCCGTACAGGTTGGCTTTTGCTGCCATCGCCGCAACAACCAATTCGGTAATTGTCTTAGCGGCCTCAAGAGTAAACAAGACCGCTCCATAAACGTTTTTCAGTTCCATCACATCTCCTTTACCGTGCTAACAAAGCCGCCCATTCGTCCGTATGGAATTTAACCACACGAGCCTGTAAGAACGTTCCGCAGAACTCCAAGGCTGCGGCATGAGTCTTAAAATCTGCCGCGCTACCGTAGAGGTTACGGGCTTCCACGTACCCACCGTCTTTGTAGATGAGTACACTGTATTCCCCGGAAGTAAATCCGGTGCTAAGGTTGTGCTGTCCTGCTAACGGTGTTTCTTGCATAAATCCTCCGATGTTCAAAGCATTTCTGAAACTTTCGTTGTTGTCAAATCCGTTTATTTTCAACGGCTTGCAGCGTTTTCCACAGCCCAACGGGGAATATCTCCAACGGTTCCAATCTTCTTCCATACAGGCTGATTTGTCACCCGGCTACCTCACTCTCTCATTACAGCGGTTGTAGATTGGTTCGGAGGCATCCACATACTTCTGGATGGCGGGGGAATACTTCGGCTCCGCCAAGAAGTTTAAGATACGCTGTGCGAAATGCCCTGCGTCTGTTTCCCCGTCGAGCCACAGGCTAGTTCCATCTTCCCGGACGATCTCAGCACAATTGTAATTGAGGCTTATTGTTCCCTTCATACTTCCTCCTCATAGTCCAAGTAGTCCAGATCGTCCCAATAGTCTTTCTCTTGCATCTCCTGATAGTCGCGGCACTCTTTGGTATGAGTGTAAGTCCCGAAGACGTACTCCGGGTCAAACCACATACCGGATACCCAAGCATCCTCGCCTTGAATAGTCAACAGTAGATGCTGGTCGTGTCCCGCGCACCCTGGGCAAGAAGAGTATCGCCAGTCCCGCACGGTAAAAGTCTCTGTTGTGCCGTGTATTGACATGGAGAACCAGCGGTCTCTGTCATTACATACGGTAACCTTGTCTCCGATTCGGAACGTCATATCTCCTCCACTCCTTCAATTCTGTCCGGCATAGCATTGCTGTGCATTGCGTAGCCGACACCATACTTGGCCACATATTCTACAGCCGCGCTACCACTTACCGCGCTTATCCTGATAGTCTCAGAAAATCCCCGGTAAGAGTAGAACACCCGGTAGTCTTTCACTTGGCCTCCTGTAAGAAGTTTAGTATGGCCTGGGCGTACTCGGCGGCATCATACATCCGGGTCTCTTCCCCGATCTGGTCATTACCCTTCCATCGCATGAAAGAGTTCCTCCAGCTAGAGAGGGATAACTCTACCCCATCCTCTCTCATTACCGACACGGAAGCTACGCCACTTCCTTCGTGTACTATCATTGTCCCTGTCATAATTCCTCCAACAATCTGCGGATAAATTCAACGGTATCCTTTTTCCGTTTGTCCAGAGCACACTCAGTGTACCTCGAACAACCTTGTGTAGTCAACTGGTCGGCCACCAAACTCCCTTGCACGTTGGCTAGCCGAAGGAATAAGTACAATCTCCTTGTGGCACAGGGAGCATGTCATTTACAGCCCCCTATAACCATACCCCAACTTCTGTGAGGTATGATAGACCATTTCCTTGAGGTTGGTGATCTTGGCGGACTCCTCAGCGATTATCTCTGAGGTAATAGTTACTAGTTGGTCGAGCAGGAGGGTATGTTCCCCCACCACCAGAGACTTTTGGTACCCCTTGAATCTGAATGTGGCGGACTCAAGCAATGAGTTATGGCGTGCAATCGCTTCCTCATACCGTGCGATTGCTCCTATGCGCTTTGCTTTCTTCGTCTGCATTGTAGCTCCTTGCCGTGTTGGTCGCGGCGATGTTTTGACCATAGGCGCAACGATTTTTTTTTGCAAGCCCCATTTTGTGGAAAACGCTGCAAGTTATTGAAAACGAAGCGAAAATAAAGTTCAAAATTGTGGGAAACTATTTTTAGCAACCTGTGGAAAACCGCTTTGGCCCAAAAATTGCTCGCGTGCGATAATAGACCGGCCAACCAAACAACGTACTCCTTACCACACTACCACTCAAGGATGCGCGTGCGGGCGCGTAGGACGCGATAATAGGCACTATGCGCGATACTCTTCCCCAATTATTCCGTTTTCCGGAATATCACGCGGCACGATTCCACGTTCTGATTAAAAAAAGGGAGTGTAGCAGACTGGTAAGGTGCTGGTAAACTACTGATAGCAGACAAGTTGCGGCATGATTCACTGATCTTATCCCCGCTACCGAGTGTATTAGGCCGGTCAAGGTATGATACGTGCTATGGTGGAGTACAGGGAAGGATCGTTTTCGCCTGATTTTCGCTTTGACGCTTTACTAACGATTTATAGGCTTATGGCGCGATAGTTCGGATTTTTGACTAGGGTATATGCTTAGACTCGCCAGCACGCTGGATAAACCGTTATGCTAACGCGGGGATCACCGTTGCACGCGCCCATGCGCTACACTTTTACAGGTTTTCAAGATATTTTGGCGCAAGAAAAACCCCATCCGAGGATGGGGTTCAATCTTTACAGCGAATTGACTATGCGCAAGCTTTACAGTGACAACCTAGTACAGGGGATGTGACATGAGCGAATGCAAGCTGCGAGGCGACACGCGAACGGTGGGCAAGTAGCTGGGCCTTGCTCTGGTATTCCGTGCGTGACACGCTACCATCGGACCGCGCTGTGACGCTGTAATATGCAGGCATAGACCGCACAGCTTGTACAGGCCGGGATGGTACGTGGAAGTGCACGCTCGGGGCGTGAGGGCCAAACGTAGCAGGATGGGGCTGTATGATGCGCGTCTGAATCATAGCGAAGCCTTTCCATACAGGATAACTTCGAGAGTTTCAGACAGCACGGTATGTCCATTGCCGTCACCGTAGCCATAGGTCGTAACGGCTATTACATTACCGTCACGCTCCGCTATCTTGACAGATAGCACGTCAAGAAAAAAATCGAGGTCAAGGTCTTGTGTTTCCATACACACTCCAAAAGCAAACCCCGCACCCATCAAGGGATACAGGGTTTTCGGCTTAGATAAAATGCCCCCGTACAGTCTCACAGACCCTACAAAGGCATTTTACCGTTTTGTTGTGTTCCGCGAATATGGCCCTTACATCTTTTGCGGCTAATCCGCTCCATTTTGCCGCAAGATTCCAGCACCGTGTCACGGTAGCACGCTGGTTTGAGTGGACTGGTAGACGCTATTGGATACCGCTACCAGTTCTGCAATATCCAAAGCGATTGAAACGGGCACGCTGTCCGATACCTGTACGGTGCGCCGTTCGGACAATTGTCCGATACGATTGACGATTACTTGGATGGTCATAAGACTCCAATGGGCTTGGATTGAATGGGCTTGTAACCATTCCGCCGCATTAACAGGGTAGCCGTTTAGCTTGCCCTGCTACTCTGCGAGTTACTTTACGACCGGGAGTGAAGCGAGATACTGCGCCGCCTTGACGCGCAAGTCGTTCGCCGGAACGATCTTTCCGTTTGGTGTTCCATCATCCTTGAGCAAGGGCTGTGCCGCGACAATCGCATCGGCGTTATCCCGAATGTAGGTAACAACCGTAGGGATAAAGGCGGCGATCTCAAGCCATTGACCCGGATACGCTGAAATGGGGAACTGCCCATTCACGCCATACAAGCCAACCGTGCCTCCCTTGACAGCCTTATGTGTGGCATCCGCCGCGCGGGGCGAGGAGTGTTTCACTGTGAGCTTGGTTGCCTTTGCTGCGGACTGCGCAACAATCTGCGCTTTCAAAGCTGCAATCTGTGTTTCCATTTCTTGCATGGTCATAATACACTCGTTTTCCGCGCCATAAGCGCTTGTGATTGAATACCTTACAGGGTATTGTCTGCACTCACCTTAGTTTACAGGTCGTCCGGTGTTGGCTGGTCCATACCGTGAGGCTGTTTCATTGTGCTGCCTCAATTCCTTACGCCTTCCCTATAGCAATGCAGATGCCAAACTATCGACCGCTCAAAACAAAAGACTTAGCTGGTAACGTAACTAGTAACATAATGTAAGCTTTACTCGATTGCTGTATACATTTTACAATTTGAGTGTAAAGATTGCCGATGGTCAAATTATACATAGTCTATATGCTTGCAATGCCATACAGTTTGCATTGATCGTTCTATCCTATTGATTGCATTAGACTTACAGATTATGGAAAACTCTTCAATATGAGGGGCAATAGCACCTGCAAGTGCTTGATTCTATTGGTTTTAGGCCCAATATGCAACCTTTTAGTTGTGTTTTCACTTCTTTCCCCAGTATTTCGTAAACTGTATTGATTGCAAACGATTTAGCTCAGATAATCCCGCAACGTTGCAAGCAAGTGACCCAATGTAGAGTGGTCGAGAGTCAAATAGTCGAGAGTCTAAGTCTATCTGGGCCTGATACTAGCCTAGTCGTTGTCTATTCTTGCTATGTGTAGAGTATAGGGCGCTCTTTAAGTCTATTGTTGTCTATGACATACCTATTCCCCTAGTAGGGTAGGGTGGGAAGCCCCCTTGACCACCTGCATGACGCCTGAACCTGACTAGCAGAAATCACCATTTATTTCAACGGTTTACTTGACACGGCTCTTCGCTTGTGATACAATGTATTCAGGGTCGAAGAAACCCAATTTCCCAAATAGGGGTACCGGGATGACCAAATTTAAGGTACCATCCCCCGAATGTAATACACGTAATATGGAATCTCAGGATTAAGACAGTATTAAGACCATATCGGTAATACACGTAATACAAGGATTGGAATTCATGGCAAAGAGCGAGACAGGATTTATCTACTTTATTCGTACAGAATCTTCGGACAGGGTTAAGATAGGATATACCGAGGGAAGTCCTAAGAGACGGTTGATCGAACTGTGTATAGGTTCTTCAGATAACTTAGTACTTGAGGGTGGTATACCCGACGGAACCTTCGGGCATTCGGAAAGGTCGCTACATAAGTTTTTTGAGGAGTTTCATATAAGAGGAGAGTGGTTCCGAAGGGAAGGAAATCTAGCACTGTTTATTGATAAGTGCGTGGAAGGGGATTTAGTATTAGCAGAAAAGCTATCGACGCCTGTCCCTATTCTAGAGACATTGAACCAAACAAAATTCAGTACTTTAAAATCCTTTAGAATCCCAAATGACCTTGTCGAAAGAATGGAAAGGCAGGTAGAGAACACCGGGGAGACCGCTAGCAAGATTATCGTAGACTCCTTATATCAGTACTTCGATAATTCTGATAAGGAGGGAAGATACGAGGCCCTTAATTCTAAAGCACCTGAGCCTTCACTTACTCTGGAGGGTATCCGGAGCATATTTGAGGAGTATCTATCTCCGAGACAGACCAAGACAAAGCCTTTTAAGGCTATCCCGGAGATTGGGGTCGTGGAAGATCAGTCTGAATCCGTTCCGGTCAGCATTCCGGCTGGACTAAGAAATATTCAAAGTCAACAACATTCTGCTCGGTGCGCGTGCTTTATCTGTAAGCCGCCCAAGGATGCGGTGGCCGAGCCTAAGAAAAAGAAGTGGGGGAAGAAATGACAGAGAAAAAGTTGACTCTTTTGGAAATCGAGATGTTAGAAGCCCTAATTGAGGTTCTTCACGCATACGCGGATTATGGAAAAGCGGCACTCAGAGATAGCGACGAGTATACCTCCCTTACTGCGGTACGTCGGGCTATCCGAAATGCGAGGGGGAAGAAATGAGCAAGTACCTTATACCTGACGGGATGCTCCAAGCTGGAAGAGGAGCGTATGACGCCTACGTGACAGCCGAAGAAGGTTCTCTCCGGATTCTAGAAGCTGGGGCAAAATGGTTGTCCGAAAATCCTATCGTGCCTACTCCCGAGCAGCTTCAAAGCATCGCAGATAAGAATAATCGGGGTAAGAGCTATCCCGAAGCTATTGAGATGTATGTGATCGGATTTCAGAAGATCATGCTCCTTAAGGCCGAGCCGGAGATGATCGGGGAAGAAACGGTCGGCCAGTTCTGCGCCCGTCATCAAACCATCGGTAAGGCTGTGATCGAAGCTTACCGGAGAGGAAAGGAATCCAAATGAAGTATGCACCCGAAGAACACCGGCAGATGCAGGAAGCCCTCCGAATGCACGAAGGGAAGATCGTAGATACCGTCGTCCTAGATGCAGACGGCGAAGGAACAAAGTTCACCTTCTTTGGCGGGGGAACGTACTGGCATAGGAATGCTTTTACTGAGGCCGAGCAGCGGCTATACCGAGCGGAGGAAATTATCCGAAATATCCTACACGATGTTTCTGGAAGCTATGTAGCCGCCGAAGAATTTCTAGAGGAGGCTGAGTGAGTATCCAGACCTTTGAATGTCCCAAGTGCGGGCACCGGCTAGAAAAGATCATCCGGAATTCGGAAAATGCCATTACAGTTACCAGAGTCTATTGTCCGGAATGTATCGCCCGGCTCCAGTTGGAAGAGATGAAACAAGTTCTGAGTGTCCCATCCCCGGCCATCTGGAATTGTTCTAAGGGGTCTCTATGAATTGCCCCAGATGCTGGACCGATCTCGGTAATGATCCTAACCGTCCGCACTATGAGCCGGGGATTGATTATGTTCCTTGCGAACCGTCCCCCGAGGAGCAGGCATTTAAGAGGGAACTGGACTACCGGATGTGGCTAGTTTCGGAAGCTGTACGGGATATTGAGAGGGGGCTTAAAAAATGAATTGTCCGGATTGTGGACGGGACCTAGAAAAGATTCCGGAGCAGTACCGGGATTTTGTACACTCTATCCCCGGAAAATCGGACTGGTGCTTGCCTCCTGAAAAGTTCTCTCCGGAAGCAGAAGCTGCTCTAGATAAGCAGGCGGAAGCGTTAACAAAACAATTTCGTAAGACCCTAGAGGAGGTACTAAATGGTAACATGGTCATATCGTTGGGATGAATCGAAGAAAGGATGGACCCTTCATCGTAGGGTTGACCAGAAATATCTGGCCCGGACAGGATTTACTTGGCGCGGGCCGAGTTTGTGGTATAATAAACCTATTGGGCCAATCACCCAGTTTAACCACATTCTTAGAGAGACGTTGTTGACGAACTACTATTCAAATTCCTTTTTTAGTAAGTCACCGTTTCTTGGCGGGATGAGGATGTGTCTTCCAGTTCATTCGGGAAAGACGATCCAGTTCTTTACCTACGGCCTGAAGGAGAAAAATGAAACCCACAGTTCCTGAAGTTCTACCGCTTGTCTGGGACCTATATGATAGAAGTCTGGACGGGTGCTGCCTGCATATCGTTCTGGACGACGGAAACGTAGATGATGCTTCTGTAAAGTTCTGTATGCGATACGCAGAGGAGATGGTCCACTGGGAGTGCCTATGTCTAGCTGAAACTTTGCTGCACATGAGTAAAACCCAAAGGACTCAGCTATCTAGCCGAGCCTACGAAAGGCAGCATCTGAGATACCACGGAGGAGCCTAATGGAAGAAACACGAAACAGTAAGCACTGGCTGGTAAGCCCACCACCGCCCGGAATCCTGATCTCGGTGTTTGATACTCGGGATAATCGCGGGTGGCGCGTCATGTATCCGGAAGAAATTTCAGCCCGCCTCCCGGAGTATCTTTACTGGAGGGTCACTGGAGTAGGAGAAGAAATGGATCACCCAGCCGTGCCTAATGCCGCTGCGTACTATATTCTCAAGGTCAAGGACTACGGGGATGTGGTCTTCTACGGTACTGAAGTTGAGGCGGAAGACCTAAAGATGACTTGGGAACTCCGGAGCAAGAGTAGCGTCTTCCTCAAGAAGGCTACTAAGAGTGATCCTAAACACAAGAAGCTGGTATCGGACGAGATCGAAGCTATCCGGTTGGATCGGTCGTTTGGAATCCAGATTCCCCCGGTTCAGACAGATGGGTGGTTCTAATGCTTACTGAGGAAAGACTCAAAGAAATTTTGGATTACAAGGGCCGCAATCTTGGGGTGTTTCCCAAGTGTTGTCCTTGGTCGATAGCTACCTACAAAGAAATACTGTCTCTTGCCCAAGAGGTCTTCTGCTGGAGAAACATACAGGATTGGGAAGAGAAGTACGGGGGAACTAAATGAAATTCGGTAAAAGTTTTCAAGACGGGGTACTAGAGAATCTCCTCTTCCACCAAGAGCAGGACGCCGTGGCCCACAACAAGAAGTGGGATAGGATAGCTTTCTGGGGATTTATCTTTGCATGGGCTATGCTTTTTGCTGGGGTAATATGGAGCGATCTAGCAAGAGGAGTCTTATGAGTCAGTTACTGTTTTCTTTAACTTCGAAGGACTTTGTGTTTCAGACTTTTTGTACCGGGGGTAATGGAGGCCAGCATCGTAATGCTAAGCAGAACGGGGTTCGGTGTATACATCCTCCTTCTGGAGCGAGGGCGGAGCATAGGGACGGTCGGGACCAGCCTAAGAATAGACAGGAGGCATTTCGGAAGTGCTGCGAAACTCCGGAGTTCAAGGCTTGGCACCGGACGGAAGTTTTTCGGCGTCTTGGCAAGACAAAAGATATAGAACGGATTGTAGATGAGCAGATGGACTCTAAAAACATAAAGGTGGAATACTATGAGTCTTTATAAAGAAGGCATACACATGATGTTGCCAAGCGAGGACGAGTCTATCCGCAGGCAGGCCGCGCAGTATTTTCACTACATGTACGCGGATCAGGAGACTCTTACCTTCGGGCAGGCTATTGAAGCCTTGGTAATCCTCAACAAGGCTCTTACTGAACGGCTCAGAGCGTATGAGAAGGCGGAACTAGATCGGGCGATGCTCTCCGTTTCTCCCGTATACATCACGGATGATCCACTCGCAAAAAGATGAATACTATAAAGCGACGTGTAACTCTAAGGGTTTGTATGTTTTGCGGGCACCGATGGCGGTACAAGAAATGCCTTCGGGTCCGGTGCCCGGAGTGCCGGAAGAACCAGACTGAAAAAATACAAAAAGTAAAAAAGATGACACCAGTTCCGGAAACTGGAAACCAGACGCTCGAAAATATTCGAAAAGAATTTCTCCAGAAATACCTTGACAAGGATAAGGACTTGTGATATAATGTACTTAGACTGGAAAAAAGGGATGATACTTCTAGTTCTCGGGATGGCTTCTGCACAGAGTTCCTTACCTCCTGAGACCTTTCAGTCTGAACTGTTTTTGTCCTCGGTACAATGTCATATCAGAGATGGCGTTGTCTATAACTGTAGGTTGAACAAGGATAAGAAGCTAGACGACGCTGTACAAGAGCTATACGATCTATATCAATCGAGTCTAGACTCCGGGGATGGTCCAGACGAAAGTGCGCCCGAATGATTACCTGCCTTGAGTGCCTAACCCGAGAAGCCTGCCCCGGCTACAGCCACTGTAAGCAGTGTGAGGGCGCGGGTATTACAGGCGTCGTTCGGTTTGATACTACGGCGCTTTCCAGAGGACTTCGGGAGGAGTTTGATAAATTCGATAAGCGAATCTACGACCTTGAAGTAGCTCTTGGCCTACGTCAAGGCGTGAACAATAACGAGGGATAAAAGGAGAATATGAAATATTCAAGAGAACAATACGAGCGGGCAGCAAAGTACTATGATACCTATTTCTCTAGGGGTGGTTTTTATTCTGATCCGGATAGGTGGGTAAAACTGTATGAAGAGGTTGGAAACGGGAGAAGTACTGACACAGAATTACAAGCAAAACTATTCGTAGAAGGTCTATACGGAGGACCTGCTTTCTCTCTTGGACACAGTAACATTGCTCGTACTGCGACTGGACTGGGGCGGGTTTTATAATTTCCAAATGAGGGATAAAATGATATCTTGTGTTTTCAACTTTCCCCTACCCGAAACTCAAGAGGCTATCGACTTCTTGGTCGTTGAGACTCGTCATGCCGTTCAAAAAGCCCAAGTGGACAACCCGGAGCTTCTAAAGCCCGGAGTGTTTTTTGTAACGATCTCCGCAGGAGATGTTGGTGTAACCACGGAGGAAGATAAATTTGAGTACCACCCGGAGGGATAGTGACTCAGGTAAGAGGGTTTAAGCCTTCGGCAAAGTACCAAAGGCTATACAATAGGTACAACAAATTGTACTTCTCGGGGGAGCTACCACCATGTATAGTGGGTGCTGCGCCTTTGCTAAAGATTGAATACGTCGAGAACAAAGTTTTTGGAAAGTCTAAAAAAGTGTCAGGAGGGGAATATGCCTTGCTATGCTGGGAAGATGATCAGTCCTATATTATCCTAGATAAAGGAACTACTGTTTTTCATATAGTGATCGCAAAGCAGTCGGTTCTTCACGAGCAAATTCATCTATACTTGGGAACACGAGGCCACGGTAAAGAATTCAAGGACCAGATCAGAAGGATCGCTGCTCTAGGCGCGTTGGATACCCTAATCTAGAAGGAAAAGGAAACTATGTATACACTCAGTTTGGTACACAATACGGCCTTCCCCGAACCGGGAGAATTTTTCAACAACACTAAGAATGGCGGGGTTCTAACAATGTCTCGTCTTCGTCGAGAAGTCTTGCGGGCGAGTGTCGAAGGTCTGGAAACTTTCGAGGATAAAAAGTATCGGGGCTGGATTCATCCCTATGTCCTGCACGACGTTCTTAATGATGCCTCCTTTAACGGATTAACAGATATTATAGCACGCGGAGAGAAGAAAGACAAAGCATTTGTATCAATAACTCTTGCGGGAGTTGAGTTTATTTCAACGACAGACGTTCGGGTCTCTACCTTTATCTTCGGTAAAAACTCTGATCCCCTCGATCTTAAACTTATCTACATCTAAAGTAACCAAAATATAGGGTACTAAAGATTTATTTGAAATGGTTACTATTCTGGCCGGATTTGTGGTATAATAGTACTAGTGACAAAAATGTTTATAGGGGGAGAAGCCTCCCGTAGAAGGCTCAAATCCTCCCCCATCGATTTAAGTTACCGGAAATATCCGGCTACCCTGCCTCGGGGGTTTGTACTGAGGCACTTTTTGATTCAGGTAATACCTGACCACGCGGTTGTTGGAACCGCATCTGAGCAGATGGCGCTGGAGTAACATACTACCCAGGTATCTGCTCAACAATTTGATTCCGGAAAATGGAATCTGCCAAGCCGCACGTCCGGAGCAACTCCGGGGGATCGGTTGCATTGCAACGGAGGAGGTCGCTCCTCCTCTATCTCTTTTCGAAAAGGAATAAATCTTATGGCCGGTATTCTCACTTCTCAATCTATCAAGAATCTTCCCACAGTGCTCCTCACTACCGCTACCGAGACCGCTGTTCTGGTCCCCGCTTCTGGTCTTTACTCTGGCTACCCTTCGCCCATTATGCCCGCAGGTTCCGGCTTCGTCCTGATCTCCGATCCGGATGCGCAGTCGAGTAACCCCACGGCGGCTACGCCCACGTATAGCAACGCTTCATTGGATGGTCAGCCTTTCATCCTTCGTGCAGTGTTCAACGTGAATACGGCGGGTTCATACACCTTCGTTCCCAAGATTTATCAGGTTCCCGCTTCGGTGGTTGTGAATAATGCTTCGAGCACTCTCGGGTCTTCGACGCTGACGAACGATCACCTGATCGTTACCGGCGCTACCCTGACTATCAGCGGTAAGGGCCAGTACGTTCTGGAAACCCAGCTTCTGTGGGATTCAGTCTCGGGCAAGCTGAACGGCGTGTTCGATTCGATCACGGATGCTACCTACACGGGTCCTGCTGCTAATACCGCGCAGCTTACCACGGTCGGTGCGCTTGATTTGAATTTTGTGCTGAGTGTTACTCTAGGAACGGCTAATGCCGCCAATTCTTATACGCTCAAAGAATTTTCTCTCAACCGCATCTGATGAACTAACCACGGGCCTACTTCGGTAGGCCCAGAGGTCTCTATGGAGTTCTTTCTAATCATTGCTTTGCTTATTGCTCTTGCCCTGTTGTGGCTAGATCGCGCCTCCACTGTTGCAGAACTCAAGACTCTCGCAGCGGGAGTGGTTATCGATATTGAAAATATTGCGGCTAAGGCCGGTAAGGGTAGTCTCAAGATTGAACTCTCTGCCGCTGTGGAGAAACTTAAAGACAAACTCTGATGGGTAATTTTTACCGGCTGTACCTAGATTCCGTTAAGCCGGTAAGGTGGGCTGTAGATACCGGCGATCCTTTGTCCTCTAAACACTTTGAAATCGTTATACTTAGTTCTCCGGGATCGACCAACTCTGATCCGGAACCGGGGCGTATTCCTAAAGTCTGGCTAGAATTTTATGATGCCGAACTCCGGGAAGAAGAAGGGATCGGCTACATCGAGGATTGATGGCTCGGAAGATTAAGTCGTATTGGTGGACGAGGGTTCCAAACTTTGGAGATGGACTGTCCCCCCTTCTTCTTTCTAGGTTCGCCAATCTGACCCCTGAATGGAGTTCGGTTGAAGAGGCTTCTGTAGTCTCTATCGGTTCTATTCTGGAGCATATCCCCCCGAATTGGGGTGGTTTTATTCTAGGATCAGGTAAACTCAGAGAAATTTCAGTTCTTAAGTTCGATCCCAAAGATGTAAAGATTCTCTCCCTTCGGGGGCCGTTATCTGCAAAAGGGATTCCCGGTGATTATTCTCTCGGTGATCCTGGAGTCTTAGCTAACGAACTAGTCGGACCGCAGGAGAAGCAGTGGGACTTGGGAATAGTTCCTCACTGGCAGGATGATGAACTTGCCGACAGGTTCTTAAAACTTATTCCCAGTAAGTTCTCTTGCCGGGTAATTAGCCCTTCATCCGACCCTCTGACTGTAGTTCGGGAGATAGGGGCTTGTAAGAGAATTGTAACATCTTCCTTACATGGGATGATTGTAGCAGACTCTTTTGGGGGAATCCCTCGCCGGGTTGAGTCCTGCGATAAGATGAATGTGGACGGTGGGCTATTCAAGTTTAAAGACTATAGCGCCTCCATAAAAACAGAGTTTGAAATTGGAAAAATGATTGAGCCGTCACGGTTCCGAGTGGAAGATATTAAATTCAATATCTACGACGCTTACCGCCAACTCGGAGGTTACCGTGCGCAGAATCTACGAGACCTGTAAAAGGGTAATTTCCTTCTACCTATCAAAGTTGTTTCATAGGCGGGGATACGGGATCAGTATCTTGGTTCCTTTATGTTTATCAGATGATGGACCCCGAGCCAGAAACTGGGCTTGGTTACAAGAGTACTGGAGAGAAAACCTTCCCGGTGCTGAAATTGTAGTTGGAGAAGACGCGGACGTTAAAAAAGGTCTTGCCTTCTCCAAATCCGTCGCTGTGAATAATGCGGTGAGTAAGGCCCTCGGAGACATCTTTGTAGTTGTAGATGCCGATGGGTACATTTCGGTTGAGTCAGTCTTGCTCTGTGCTAAAGAGATTCGAACCGAAAGAAAAAGAGGGTACCGGGTCTGGTTCGTTCCTTACCGCAAATTTTTCCGCTTAACGGAAGAAGCTACGAAGAGGGTTTTAGAATCTGATCCAAAAAATCCCCACAAGTTTTCTATTCCTCCCTCCGATGACGAAATTCTAAATAAAGGATTTTATAAAGATAGTCCCGAGGCTTCTATCGGGCACTGGTACGGGGCCTTAATTCAGATTATGTCCCGCGAAGCCTTCGAGGAAGTCGGAGGATGGGATTCCAGATTTCGTGGATGGGGCGGGGAAGATCATGCGGCGATGCGGGCTATGGATACGCTATACGGCCCTCATAAAACTCTACCAAGTCCTGTTCTACATTTATGGCATCCTATTCAATCTTCTACGATAGGGTCTGCCAAAAACAGAGTGTGGAACAATCAGACTTCTGGAAGTGTTAACGACGCCCTCTCCGGAAGATATTATTGGTCCCAAGGCAATATCCGGCGTATGCGGAGTCTAGTAGATGAATTTCGGTTTCTCAAAGTAAAAAAGATACAAGAAGTTCTTCCCGATCCTGTTAATGCAAACTACAGTCGTTAAGTTAAAGAGGTTCTATGGCAGCGGCAACAGCCTTCACGATCACAATTTCCACAATCTCATCCGGCCCCTTCAGCTTGGCGACACTCCTAAGTACGGGCGTTGCTCCTTCGGGCTGTACCCTCGGGGTTGGGGCCGTTATCACGCCTTACACCGCTAAACCTATTGCCTATGTCAGCTTCCAGAATGTGAGCGGCGGAACCCTGTACCTCGGGGATTCTACTCTTACTGGAAGTACTAACATGGGCATTTCTATTCCTACAGGGGGAGTAGAGCAGATTGTTCCCGGTCGTGGCGGCTCGGCGTGGGCCAACTTTATTTACTTCAATGCTAGCGCAGCAACGGTAGTTAATATCACTGTGATCTACGGAACCTAGAGGACGGATGAAAAAGCTGCTTCTGTTCCTGTTCTTTAGTACCGTTTGCTTTGCACAGTCGAGCATCACCGCATCCAACACGGTAGGTATCTTTCGTAGGCGCTGCAACGCCCTCCCGTAAAACAAAAATCTTAAAAAAGTGAAATAGGTGAACCGTGGCAGATTCCGAGAAGTCCCTCAAGAAACCCGAGAAGTCCAAGAAGAAAAGTTCTTCCAAGAAAAAGCGTCATAAAATCCGGTCCATACATATTCAACCTACTGATAATAATGGTTTTATCGCAACTCATGAACACGAACCAGACGAGGATGACGAGACAGGCCAAGCCCCTCCTTCTACTATTCACGCTCTTGGTAACCTCGACCAACTTCACCAGCACTTGGATGACACGCTCGGCGGCGCACCGGGCGGCGGACAAGCTCCCCCGGCTGCTCAAGAGGCCCCTCCAGCGGCTGCTGGCGGAATGGCAGGAATGTAATGCCTTTAGCTAAAGGTAAAAGCAACAAGACGGTCGGTAAAAATATTAAGACAGAAATTCTGTCAGGCCGTCCGCAGAAACAGGCAGTTGCGATTGCGCTCAATACAGCGGGTCGCGGAAGGAAAAAGAAATGAAGAAGCCTGAGAAGCCCTCGAAGGGCAACAAGCCTGAAATCAAATTGAAAATCAAGGCAAAAGGTAGTCCCGAAGCTGTCAAGGCTGCGGTAAAGAAGATCGTTAAGTAGGGACCAGTGGACCTAGACGAATTTTACAGCAAGCACGGAGAAAATCCAGATTGGTCCTCGGTAGACGCCCTAGACTTTTACCTTCTCGTAGATAGTAAGAGGGCAGAGTTCCAAGCTCTTGCGGACGAAGGAATCCTCAATCAGCACTATCTCTGGGAGCCTATCCGCCGTAGGACAATTACTGATCTGTACTTTCTGTCCCTCTGCTGCTGGGACTCAATGCCAGATGGCGGAATAGAAGTTCCACTATCCGAGAACGTAATGAACCTAGAAAATCACAAAGAGATGATTTCTATGTTCGTAAAGAAAGACCCTGATCTAAGCTTATCGAAACAAAAGGGTTTCAAGACTAGACTTATATTATACCCCCGTGGTACCCAGAAGTCGAGTTGGGATTATCTTGATTTGGTTCAGTGGATTCTTCTAGATCACACCGTTAGGATTCTGGTACTTACCGCCGCTGACGATATGGCGGGCGACACTGTAGATTTAATCAAGGGCTATTTCTTTATAAGAGAGTCCTTTGTAAGCCTCATGAATCTTTTCTGGCCGGAACACTGCCTACTAGAGAAGGATTCAGGCAAGTCGGGTGACTTTACTACCCCGATGTGGACCAGAAAGCAGATCACCCGCAAAGAGCCTACCATCATGGCTCGTGGTATTACCGCCACTATAAGTGGATATCACTTTGAGATCATAGCGGGAGACGATGCAGTTTCCGACAGAAACTCTTTGACCACGGAACAGTGCGCTGCTGTAAAGAAAAGATACTATCTCACTCGTAAAACTCTTCGCTCTTTCGGTTTCACCAATCTCGTCGGGACTCGCTACCATGAGGACGATCTTTATGGGGATATAATCTCCAAGACGCAGGTAGGAAATTTCAAGGCAGAGAGCATCAATCTCTGTACAAAGAAAGTTACAAACGTCGAAAAGGGTATGGATATCCTGATCGGCGCGGCGATGCAGATCAAGTTAGACTGTTCCGCCGAACTAGCTAAGTTCAATATCCCTCGTCGAGATTGGTTTAGAAAAGCAGGACGGCTGGGTGTAGAACTAGTCATGCCGGGTAACCCCCACCTGACTTATGATAAGTGGCTAGGCGACTACGAAGATGATCCCGAGACCTTCGAGGCGCAGATGAACCAGAATTGCTTGAGCGCAGTTGCCTCCGTCTTTACTGAAGAGCTTCTCCTCAAAGCAGTTATACACTGGAACGAACTTCCAGTTATGGGTAGACGCTCAATTGCGTTTGACCTTAACGGCGGTAAAGGTAAAAAAGATAATGACTTCGTTGTAGGTAATTGCTGTTTATGGGACGACAAGGGCATAGGCTATATTATTGATCTAGTTAGGGATGTATTTCCTAATCCCACAGCAATAGCCAAAGCCGTAGTAACATTTTGTACCAAACACCACCCGGACATCCTGAGTATTGAAGACGCTCTCGGTTCTAGAATGCTTCAGCCCACTATAGAGGCAGAAGCAGATAAGTATAGAAATCCTAGAACCGGGGAACCAGACGAGTTCGTGAAAAATCTGGTAAGGCGCATACACTGGAGTCCGATAGACACTAGAGAAGACTCTAAACGAAATAGAATCAACTCCCTCCAACCTTTACTGATGTATGGCCGGATGCGATTCGTGAACTACCTCCCGTACATGGATCAACTCAAAACTGAGTTTGTCCGGAAGATTACACGCGGGAGTAAAAATGATATTCCAGATTCGATAAGTCTCCAAATTCCTTTCATGCCTGTTCCAGCCGCTACTCCTCAGTCGCAAGAAGACAAAGACAAACGGGAGCAAGAACTGAGAAAGCAGCAGCAGGAAGTCCGAGACAAATCAGCTTGGAATCAAATGTTCGAAGACAGGAATAATATCTGGTATGAAAATCCTGCTCCTCCACAGCAGCAAGAGTACTTGTTAGATGATTATCAGCAGCCGTCTCACGAGGAGGGACTCGATAACATCCTCGGAGCGGGTTTAATAGGATAACCTTAAGACTCGGATTAGAGAACTTTTGAGTCGGAAAAGGCAATATGGCACAGGTAGGTTTTGCGATAGGACTCCCTTTTGGCGGTCGTCTGGTCCACCCTAAGTGGGCGGTTAGCCTAAAGACGATGGATTTTCCAGTTAATACCACGCAATCAATAATCATGATCGAGGGTAAGGAAGTAACAGAAGCCCGGAACATGATTGCGAAAGCAGCGATAGAATCCAAGTGCAAGTATCTGTGGTTTCTAGACGATGACGTTATCTCCCCCCGCTATGCAGTGCAGTACCTCGGATATCTTCTCGACCAGAACGAAGATGAAGGCGTGATGGTATCCACAGGGATTTACTGTACGAAGACAGTTCCCCCGGCTCCCGTTATTTACCGTAGGGAAAGTAGCGGGGCGTTCTGGGACTGGAGTCTGAACGAGGTCTTTGATATAGATGAGTGTGGCGCAGGCTGCATGTTAATCAATATGAAGGTTTTCGATCACCTTGAGTATCCATATTTCCGGGATACAACGGAATATAAAAACGGCGAAGATGGCCCAGTAATGCACGCTACCAGCGAAGACATCTATTTCTGTCGTTCGGTAAAAGAAAAAGGATTCAGGATTCAGGCTCACGGAACCGTTTTGTGCGCCCACTACGACAACAAAAGCAATAGCTTCTTTACTCTTCCGGAAGACAGCAAGCCTGTCAAGCTAGCCCGAAAGAAAGAAGAAGCTGAAGCTAAACTTGGAATTTTAAAGGACATCTAATGGCAGGCGAAATCATCCAACTTTCCGAAGACCTTATGCACCCGAGAAACTACGTTGCCCCTTCTGCGGATAACGACAGGACCGAAGGCAAGGGTAAAGGCCAGATCGCTACTCAGGGTCTGGATCAGATTTATAACAACGATGCACAGTCTAAGGGCGGTCCCGGCGATCCCGGAGTCTGGGGCGGTGCGGAACAGTCGGTTAACAAGTCTACAGCCGAAGCGGGTACTTCGGTTGCTCCCGAGTACTTTAATGACTTTACTACAGGTCAGTGGGGCTGCAAATCAGAGGCTCGTGTCAAGGGCGTTAATCCCCGGTAACCGTTCAGTTACTTTACAGACTGTCACCGTTCGGTTCCATTTTCCGGAATACTAGGTACCCATGTCTCAGATCGATCCAGCAAACACGCTAGCAGATACACTAACTGAAGAGCAGATCGCCCAAATTCTCCAAACAGGGAAGTGGGCACCTGACCCTGCTCTTACTCTAGTGCTCCGGGATACCGATAGTGCCGAAACCGCGAAGGCGGCTAAGCAGTGGATCGCGGGGTGGAATTCTGCTAGCATTCTGTACCAGTCTACGACTACTCCTAAATTTTGGGAAGGCACACAAGTAGAACGGGCTAATGTTCCCTTCTACACCGTGGCTAAAGTTGTGAACTCATTGACGCCTCAAATTGTCAATGGGCTTTTTTATGACGATCCTCCTTTCATTTTTCAGCCTCGTCCGGGGACAAGTCAAGATACTGTAGAAGCCGTAGCAGATATCATTGGATACCAACTCAAAGAAATTGGGTTCAAAGAACAAGTCCGTCTCGGAGTAATGAACGTAGTTCTTTACGGAACGAACATCTGGAAGTGGGGATGGGACAGTAAGAAGATTTCTCGTACATACTTCGCCTTGGACGAAAAGAAGGATACTATTCCTTCGGAAATTCCGGGCCAGCCTGATGTAGAATTCCACGATCCGAACGCCCCACTAGTTGAAAGAACCGAAGAAATCCGCGTTGAGCAGCCCCGGTTCGAAAATATCACGTCTATCCGAGACGTTTTGGTTGATCCTACGCTTCGGGTACCCGATATTACCAAGGGAAAGTTTGTAATCCACAGGCTGTATCTCACTTATAATGAGCTAATTGCCCTCAAAGATACCCCCGGATACGACATTCCAAGCGAGCAAGAAGTCATTTCTTGGTTCACACCCCCGGAAGAAACTGCCCTTCCGGATATGGATGAACGTACCGGAATCAGCCCAATGTGGGATATGCGGGCCGATCCGAGGTGGGAAAAGGCTACAATTGATCCATTTAATCAGCCTTTAGAGGTTTTAGAGCGTTGGGACAAAGAAAAAGTCATAATCGTAGTCCAGCGCAAGAAAGTTATCTGTAACGGAAAGAATCCTTACTCCGAAATTCCCTTCCTTTCCTGTAATTTTTGGGATGTACCCGGAGCGTTTTACGGCCTCGGCGTGGGTCGGACGGTTGGTTCTGAGCAGCGTTTGCAGATGGGAATCGTCAATACTTGGCTTGATTCCGTCGCTCTCTCCCTCTCTGGTGTATACGTTAGGAAGCGTACCAATAGTATTCCTACCCAGAGTATCCGGATTTCACCGGGCAGGGTTGTTGAACTAGAGAATGTAGAAGACCTGAAGCCTCTCGCCCGTCCTCCGGCTGTCCCGGAAGCGGCGGAGCACCTCGGAATGTCCGCGAGTCGTGTAGAGCAGAACTCTGGTGCCGGTGAAATATCTTCACAGGGTCAAGCGGGGTCTTCAGGACATAGTAACATCGCTCGTACCGCGACCGGAGCGGCGGGGCTTCTCCAAGGGCAAGGTATTGGAATCTCAGACCTCGTTGAAAAGTTTTCGTGCAACGTATTCCTTCCCTTCCTTTACCGCGTGATGGAGATGAACAGAAATCTCCTCCCGGCAGAGACAATTAAAAGAATCTTGAATGATGAACTCCAGAAGGCTTATCTCGCAGAAGGCACAGGAACTATTGAAGACATCCGTAAGGCCCGGATGGAGATCGAGATTCAGGCCGGGGCTAAACTCGCAGATCGTAGGGCGGTAAGCGCGAGTCTTCCCCTCCTAACCTCGTATCTCGGACAGCAGTTTGTTGTTCAAAACCTCGCTACGCAGGGACTCAAAGTAGATCAGAAGATGGTCGTTAAGACGATCTTTGAAGCTGCTGGATTCAAGAGCTTCTATAGTCTGATTGTTCCAATGACCGATCAGGAAAAACAGCAGTCGCAAGCTAACTCTCCCGCCGCTATGAACCAATCCAAGATTCAGGCAGAATCGCAGATGGCTCTCCAGAAATATCAGGCGCAGTCCCAGCTTAGGGATCAAGAGAATATAGCTAAGGCAGGTATGGAAGTACTCCGGAAAAATCTCGAAGCCACTAGTACCCCCGAGGCGATGACTGGTCAGGTTGGGGCGAACGAGGGATTCGGATCAAATTTATAACTTGACAGGACACCCTATTTGTAGTATAATGTATTTAAGATAAAGGACCCATGAAAACTCTCTCCTCCGCTGTAGCTTTTCTAATCCTATTTGCTATACTCGGTGGAGTTTTCGCCGTGTATCAGTACAATGTTCTTGTCAACGATATGAACGTAGAATTCTCAGTCCAACAGAAACAGATTCTGAGTCTTGAGAAACAGGTACGCGATCTTCAGAAACAGAAACCAGTAAATAAGTTTTACCTCATGCCCCCCTCTCCACAGGCCCAGACTACGGAAAAGCCTAGTTCGTATAGCCCCGACCAATATACTTCTAGCCGCTAGTGGAAAGTGGAATATGGACCCCCGAATCCAGCTACTTGCTATACTTGAGAACATGCGCCACTTATTTGGGTCTACCTCTCCCCAGTTCTCTTACTGGAAAAGACGAGTAAATTCTGCTCTAGTGGATGATAAAGACCTATTTATTCTGTTGAAAAATACCCAGGATGGACAATTTCATGACTGATTACGAAGAGCTTACCCCGGACCAGATCGCGGAAGAGGCTCAAGAACGAATTAACAAAGCGGCTGATCTTCAGTTTACTGTAAATACTAAGGGCTGGAATACTCTGCTTGCTACCTTCGAAGAAATGAAGGACGCCCAGATCGCCAATTTTATGGCAATCCCCCCAGGTTCCGCGAACGAAAAAGATATCATTGCCGCGCACAACGTTGCGTATACTACAGCTTTTATTCTAAATGAAGTTGTTAACGCGACTAACCGAGCAATTCAAGATGGGTTCAACGCTCAAGCCGAACTACAATCTTTTAAGAACCCCGAGGTCAGTTCCGAATGGGAATAAATAAACTTATAGTGTTTCTTCTCTTGGCGACAGGACTGTGTTATTCACAGTCTGCCCAGAGGATTTCCGTTGCCATACAAAGCCCAGCGGCTGCGGCGGGTTACGCTAGAATTATTCCCCATGCCTCTATCTACGTTTGTACATATAACTCTCAGTTGAACTGCTCTTCCGGTAATTACCTTTCTATTTATTCGGATGTAGGTCTTACGAGCGGAATTGCACAGCCATTGGTTGCTGATTCTGTGGGTGGTTATCAGTATTATATTCAGGCAGGTACGCAGGTAGTCGAGAAGGTTTGTTATACGGGGGCGCAGTGCCAAAGCTACGCGGTGTATATAGGAACTAGTAACCTATCCATATCCGGGAATGGCGCTCCTACCCAGACGTGTTCTCTCCCCAATCAAGGTCAAATCTATATAGATAACCTGAATGGACAGATTTATTCCTGCAACGGGACTATCTGGCAAATAGCTGCCACCACCGCCGTGCCAGCTTCTCCCTCCTTTGCGATACAGTTTGCTAACTCGGGGGCTACACACTTTCAGGCGGACTCATCTATAACTGTGAATCCAACTACGCACACGTTCACAGCACCGAATGTATCTGCAAGCACCGTCGTGGCTGGCGCTATATCGCCCGGATTTACAGTCTCAATCAAAGACCCGCGCTGCGGTGGCGCAGTGGATGGGGTAACAGACGATGCAGCCGCCTGGACGGCTTGTATCGCACTGGCGTCGGCAAATAGCGGAACCGTCACAACGGATGGATTGTCACTGCTGGAAAGCACACCAACGATTCCGAGCACTGGAAATTTCAAGATCGAAGGCACAACTCCTGGCGCGGGAATGCTTTTCTCAAATCCATCGGGATGGGCCAGAACGGTCGTCCTCCCGTGGCTTTATGGATCCACAATCAATGCGGGAATTTACGTGCCCTCTGGTGCTTCTAATATCACGATTGAGGATATGGCTTTGACCTGCGCACCATCGAGCGCAACAGGTTGCGGAACGCCAATATTCTTGCTCGATGACAACAACATCACGCTACGTAATAATACCTATGGGGCTGGGATCTGGAGCAACTACGGAAATGGCATTGAGTTTTTCGGAGGTCACGACCTAACTTTCGATGGGGGAACGATCTTCGGGTATAACTCTGCTGGAATCCGAGGCAACTACTCGTCTGGATTGAGCGGCACGTCCCTGAGAGTTCATGCGCGGAATCTGAATATTCAAGGCGCTAATCCATCGAGTATATACACCCCCGGATCGTTGGAGTTTTTCAATTCCCAATCAAGCGATTTTACCAACAACAATATCGACCAAGGTAATGTGTTGAAACCCGTCTCCAACCCTTGCTGTGGGTACGGCGGACTGTTCTACACGACTGCCAATCATCACATTCCGATTACGTCGCTCTCTGGCATGGGCCATTCGATGACAGCCACGGTCCCAGGTAGCTCACCTATCCCGATCACGTCCATGACCACCTCTGGGACGACGACGACAATTACGGTAGGAAGTACACTCTTTCCGTCAGTTCTCGTTCCCGCCCAGACGGTTCTTTGTGGAAATTATGGAGTTGTTGGAGGCACCGGCACTTTACCAGCAAACGGGTATTGCACAATCATCGGAACCAATCAGGTAATGTTCCCAACACCCAGTTATGATGCGACCGGGGCTAATCTGACAAACGCTGTCTTCTGGCTTTACGGATTCCTTCCCGACATCGGCCAGCAGTTTTACGTTGACCTGGCCGGTGTGTTTAGGGGAAACGCATCCATCAGCAGCCTGACCTACACCGCCTCTTATCTGACTGGGACGTTGAGCACCGGGCATTACTCAGTGCAGGACATTGGCACCTATTATGCCTGCACAATTGGGGGCATAACCGCGCCCACGTTGCCAAGCATCACCGCAAACGTAGCTGGTGGAGCAATCACCAGCTACACAGTGGTCAGCGGCGGAGCAAATGCCACCCAGGATTACAGTTTCACCATCACGGATTCGACAGGCACAGGGGCAACCACGGGCGCACAGACATTTAATTCCAGTGGGGCATTGACGGCTTTAGCGGCAGGGACAGCTACAGGGTCGGGTTATACAAGCCCGACTGTTACCGTGAGTGGTGGGGATGGGCTGAGCGGTAATTATAGCTGCACGGTCGCAAGCGCCGCTCCCGATACATTTACGACTCAGTTGCCGGGGCTGCATTCCGTGATTCCGGCAGCAGCGGTGGCGACTGCCACGGTTTCCAGACAGTTAGGCGTCTCCACGATGGCAACCGTCACTGGGTATGGTTCTTTTACGTTTGGCTTGGCGGGCGGAGACACAACGGGAGTCAATCTCTCTAATAGCATCCTGTCCATGACGGGCACGACGACGATCACGGTTACAGTTGGAGCGGGCATCCTCCCTCCAGTTGGCTCGACGTTCGTCGCGAACATCATAGGCGTTACGGGCGGGACCGGAACCCTGAACGGATATTTCTTCTACTCGACAGTCGCATCGCCGACCACATTCACTTTCCAGCAGTCCAAGGCTTCCGCTGTTGGTGCGAACGTATCAAGTGCTTATCTAGTGGCGCAGGCTGGCGTAGTTTCCGCGTTCGATACGTCGAGCGGCAACAAGTACAGTAACACTGGCGGCACGGGGATATACTTTGCAGATTGCAATTTGTGCAGTTCCGAAGGCGATCACTTTTTCAATATCGATCAGCAAGAGCTAGACACCTCGTTGCCGGTTGGAGCCGTGGCAATGAACGGCGTCATCGGGGGTGTAATTGATGGGGACGTAGTAAACGGGTCAGCAACAAACTGCTTTGAGGCCGAGATTACCTTTGGGTTGGTCATTTCTGGAAGTTCATGCAAAGATGCTACTGAAAGCGGCATCAAACTAGCCGGGGTCTTCAACTACAGCATCGGAGATTATACTCAGACGGGAACCTCAAGGTTTGGCGTCAATATCAACGGAGTTTCTACGGGTGCAACGGGGACGCTCAACATTTCCGGCACTACCTCTGTCGCCATAAATCCATATGGCAGCGCGTCCAGCAATCTGATCTTCGGAGGCCCCACGAAGATTTTAGCATCGCAAGGATTTTGCTTGGAGGATAACACTACCGCATCATCCTACACCGGTCTCGATTGCAACGGAGTCCCGCTGATAGTCAGTGGCACAAACCAGAGTTTCGACAACCTGAGCGTTGAGAACATTCCAGCATCTAGTCCGGCGATTACCTTGTTAAATTCAACGAACGCATCATTCACAAACCTGATCGCATCTAATCTGTCGAATCTTTTCTACACTTCAGGATTCAATTCGAATCCCAACATAAACGGAGGCCAAGTTTCCAATGTGGCCGATCCATACCTTGAAGCCTACCCGGCCTATGTCACCGGGTCTGTGGCCACTGGGTCCAATGTAATTCAATCCATAAGCAGTACACTTGGCGTGGGCGACATTGTTTCTGACGCGACAGTGTTTGGCGGCTCTGGACACATACCAATAGGTTCGGTCGTGCTTTCGGTTAACTCCGGGACGGGTTGCACATCGGCATGTGTGGTCATATCCAACACGGCAACTGGAACCGTTTCGGGGGATATACTTTACGTTTTTGGCTCGGTGACGACGGGTATGAAGTGGTACAACGTAACAGCCACTGGCGGCGCCGGAGCGGGCCAGGGATTCTTGGCGTACTCGATTCAAGGGCTAGATATGCAGGGTGGCAGTTTCTCGGGCTACTCTGGAAGTGTAATTGATTTGCGTGGCACAAGCGGAACCAGCACACCCAACTCAGTGAAGGGTGTCACAATCGCAGGCGGGTCTAGAAGCCTTGGCGTGTCTCAGCAAGCGAGCAATACCACTGCAACAGCCAACTCCTTCAGCGGGGCAACGTCCGCCGGAATCTCCGATCTCACATCGAATCTGGGAAACAGTTATCTAGGCAACTTCTTATCTGGCATAACTGCGCCAACAGCGATCAGCAATGTCAATGCTGTAGTCACCGGAAACGTGGCAGGGATAGGCACGGGGACACCAACCTCGGCAAGCATCCCATGCAACGCGAATAGCGTGTCGAATCTTTATTACCAAGCATCGACCGCCAGCGGCAGACAGCCGTGGATGTGCGATCCTGTGACGGTAACATGGGTACAAGTTCCCGCTCCTAGTGCGGTGCAATTCAACACCGTTAAAACGGTGGCCAGCGTGCCACTGACAACCTACTCAGGTACGGCTGGTATTGGAACAACTACCCTACGGACTCCGAGTGCGACCGGACTTTTCCAACTGTGTGTCTATATGGAAGTAGACACGGTGGGAACCGCCGGAAATTTCCAGTTCGGAGTAGGTTACACGTCGGCATTCGGGAGCGCCGCGCACAACAGCAATATCGGGACATCTGTTGCCGTCAGCACACCGCACGCAACTACATTTCCGGGGTCTGCGTGTTCGACATTTGGGGCTAAAGCTGGCACTAATATCGTGTACCAGATCACGGCTACTAGTGTCACGGGCACACCGACAATCGAGTACGGCGCGACGTTGACGCAATTGCAATAGGCAACGCCGTGTTGTGCGGGGCAACGGACACGAGCACTTATAACTACGACATCCTGAACTAAGCACTGAAGCTGGCGGCACAGCGGTACCCCGAGGAGCTATGAAAAATCCAATTCTACCGATTCTACTGACGATCTTTCTATTTGGTGTTGGGGCCTCTGCCCAGTCTACCTACTGGGTACCTGGTAGCGGTGGCACTGTAACTAGCGTAGCAGGTACCACCAATCAAATTGATGTGGCTACAGGTACGACCACAGCGATTATATCGCTCGATCCGGCCCTAAATTTGGGAGGTACTTTCACGGCGCATCAGTTCTACGGCAACAACCGGAACTATCGCTACTATCAATTTCTCTGCCACTCTAGGAGTGGCCCCCGGATTGTGTATCGTCAGCCAGAATGGCGGGGGATCCCTATTTGACGTTGGTCACGGGGTCCCGAGTACCGCATCCTTTACCATTACGGCGGGATTAACGGTGGCAGCATCTACCCTGAATGTAGACTACAACTGCATTTTGTAACTTTTTTATAGCAACATTCCGTTTTCCGGAAAAATAACCGGCTCTGGGATTCAGAGCAGTTAAGGACAATATGCCAGTAGACGAACAGAATGAAGTATTCAATGAGTGGTCTCAGGGAGTTAGCCTAGCTAACTCGGACTACTTCCAAGAGGTCCCGACTGAGCTTGATAACCCCGCAAACTTTGTGGTTCCAGATCAACCTGTAGCTCCAGAACAAGTACTTCCCGCTGCGCCAGAACAAGTACTTCCTGTAGATAACGAACCTGAAGTTATCCAGCTTGAAGATGGGGGAACAGTAACCATCGAGAAAACCAGTAAGGGATGGAAGGCCATTCTGGATAGTGGAACCCCCGGTGTCCCCCAGGAGAATTTTTACGGCGGAACTTGGCGTCAACTTTTGGCCGGTCTTGCGAAGGGTAAGCTCGAAGCCTCGAAGACTATCAAGAAGCTTAAGAAAGAAAAACTGTTAGGTGGAGATGAAAATACCCCACTCCCGGCCCCGGTCTCCCGACCCCTTAAAGTGAGCGTTCCTACGGCGGACGAGGTTTACGCAGTCAAGAATAAGTTTGATGAGAATATTGTTGATGGGTTTGATGAGTACTTCCGGAAACGTTTTGGGGTAGACCCAGAAGTTTTTGCCGAGAAGCTGAAGTCAGCAGACGGCGCGGAACGAATCGTTAACGCCCAGATTATCAAGAAGGCAATTGATGAAGTTAATGGGGATTTTGTAAGAGAGAACCCGGACTACGTAGAAAATTATACAGGGTCCGATGTATGGCAGGAAAATGCCCGACTCCTTATCTCCAGAATTAGCAAGACATATTTGAACAAAAAGATTTCCAAGAAGACTCCGGACGAGGAAGTAGACAACACTGTTGCTGAACTTTACTCGAAAGGTTTTTGGACAGTAGAGAATTTAGAAACCGCGAAGGATGAGTTGATCGATAGCGAATTGCTTAAGCGTTCAACCAAACCCCACGTTTCTACGACTCAACCCCAGCAAGTGGCGGCACCTGTAGTGACCCGCCCATCCGAGCAACCCGCCCCGCGTATTGCAGCGACTCCCGGACAGCCAATGGTTCTAGGTTTCTCAGCTAGCAACAGTTCACCCTCTGCTACACCGGAACCCCGAACGTTGACAGACACCGATCTTCAATCCCTCCCAATGGAGCAGCTACGGAAAATCGCGGCGGCTCAGATACAAGCGATGAGGGGAAGATAGCAACAATAAACAAGGTGGGTCATAATGGCCTATACTCCCGCAGTAAATACAGTTACCAGTGGTAACTTTCCTAACGCTTTGGCCGTTTACTATGAGCGTAAAGCAATTCCAAACCTTAAAGCAAGCACTCCGTTTCTGGGGGCAACAAAGCAGTGGCCTTTGCCGAGGCACTCCGGTAACGTGATTCAGTTCTTCTCCTATAACCTCTTGGGCGCGAATGTCTCTCAGACCACCGAGGGTTTCGTGGGTTCTCCTGTTCCCGAGAGCGCAGTCAAGATTCAGGCGACAATCGGTGAACTTGCTGCTTAACAGCTAACTGGCCGATATAAAATTCCGCTAAATCGGTGAACATCTGTGGTATAATGGTGTTATGCCAACAGAAAATACCGAGCTAACTCAAATGAAAGATCACACAAAAGCGTATATGGCCGGAGTCCTCGACGGAGACGGTCATCTAGGAATTCAGAAACACGGGCAGTATAGTCCTAGTATACAGGTTTGTGGTGAGTCTAAATCGCTTATGGAATGGATCGTCCTTAACTTTGGGGGATCAATCCGCAAAGAAAAAATCAAGAGCGGTAAAGACTTCTACAAATGGATACTCTACGGGAAGAATTCTCAAAAAGATTTCGTAGAAGGTATCACACCTTTTGTGTTCATAAAAAGATCACAAGCAGAGATTCTCCAAGAGTTTCTTAATATCAATCGGAGTGACTACGATCCGGAAAAGAGAGAATCTTACTATCTAGCAATTAGGAAAGCTAGATCATTGAGCAGCGTAGAGACTGACATGCGGAACAAACTAGACAATAAACTGGCTTGCGCTTATGCGGCTGGTCTGGTTGATACAGACGGACACATAAATTTATACACGGTTCCCTCGGGAAAGTCTAAAGGTAGCATACGAACAGGAATAGAAATCGTAAATATCTATAGACCTATTCTCGATGAGCTAGCAAGGCAGTTTGGGGGTCACGTAAGGAAAAGAACAGAAGACGGGTACAAGACTCGGTATCAGTGGTTCGTTACTGATATGAAATCCGAGGAAAAACTCCTTCTGGCGATGCTCCCTTATATGATTGTGAAGAGAGAAAAAGCAGAAAATCTTCTCAAGCACCTCCGAGAAAGACTTAGTTTGAAGATACAGCCCGAACTCATAGGTGACTATGAGAGTGTCCCAGTGGGAACGCTGAAGACCTAAACACGTTTGCAATACGCTGATTACACCAATAGCTCTGACCTGTTCTTGGATACGGCGATTGACGACAAGGGCGCACTTAGCTCTTTGGCCGAGGAAATGAACTATCGCCTCGCCCTCACCCTGAATCTGTTGGTCTCCACGGCTGCGGATTCTCTGAATGGCATCGACGGTTCTGTGAATCAGCAGTTGGCAGTCGGTACCTATCTTACCGCGTCGAACCTGCGTACCATCGCTCAGCAGCTTGAGTCGGTGAACGTTCGTCCGTTCGAAGCCAACACCTACGCCGGGGTTATCAATCCTCTGGTTGTGCATGATATCTATAATGACGCCAGCTTCAACGGCCTCACGGATATCATGAAGCGCCAGTCCGATTCTTCGAAGAAGTTGTTCGAAGGTCTGGATCGTGACGCCCCTCTGGAGTTCGCGGGTATTAAGTTCAAGAGCACCACAACCGCATCGGCTGTGACCATCTCTTCGAACATTTACTATCCCACGTACATCTTCGGTGACGATGCTCTTCTAAGTATCTTCCTCGGTCCTAATCCGGCTGACAAGAACAAGAAGAACTACTCACTGAATATCCAGATGGCTCCCGAAGGCGGCTCGGTCTCCGACCCGGCTCGCTTGATTGGTGAACTTGCTGCTTAAGCAGCTAATCGGCCAATCTAAAACTCAGCTATATCGGTGAACCTCTCCTAAAATTTTAGGAGACAATACCGAGGGAAGACTAGGGAAAGTACCTAAACCTAGAACCCGTAACGACTAATACGCTGGGCCTTCGAAAGAAGTGAAGATAGAGTCTGAGCTATACGGCGACGTATAGAGTGTCTCCGGGGTGATCCGGGGGTGGATTAAGTCCACGATGACCTGAAAAGGCATCTCCAAAACGCAACTGGGGTGGATTTCATATAACTGTAAGTTCGTGGTCACGCCTCCGCCCGGAGTAGTTATGAGGGCACGCAAGCTCCTGAGCCAGACGTCTTCAAGCTAAACAAAACAAAGGACTTATAGTTTATAGAAAATATTTTCTATAAGTCCTTGACTCAGTGAAGTTTTCGTGGTATAATGTAGTTAGGATCAAACTTCCGGTGTCATGAACCGGAACACCCGAGGGGAGTTAGCTCCTACTTTCTCCCCTCAAAAATTCTTCTAGGAGGAAGAATGTACGATATTTACGAATATACGAATCTAATTAATAACAAGAAGTATGTCGGGCAGAGTATAGATAAAGATACCCGGAGACGGCAGCACTTATACGAGGCTAAAAGGGGTTCTACCTGTCCCTTTCATCGTGCCATAAGAAAATACGGAATAGATAACTTCTCTTTTAGAATTATTGAATCTGTAGATACTCAAAAAGGCGCTGACGATCAAGAAGACTTTTGGATAAACGAACTAGACACGCGAAGCCGGGATCGAGGATATAATCTCAGGGGTGGGGGGATAGCAGGTCTCTTAGCTGAAGAGAGTAAGCAAAAAATCAGTAATTCTCTTACTGAGTACTACTCCGATGAAAAGAACCGCGAAACTATTAGGGATTCCTTGAAGAATTACTATGAGCAGAACCCGGATCGTGTAGAGAAGATACGGGAGGAGTCCAGAGAGAATATAAAGGAAAGAAAGAGAAATGACTTGGGTCAACTTCTTCCGTCTTCGGGTGTTCCCGTTCCCGAGAAGACTCCAGAGGAGAAAAAAGCTATTAATAAAAGAAAAAGCGAAATGATGCTTTCCAAGTCTCCCGAAGAAAAGGCTCGGATCAGCAAGAAGTTAAGTGATGCCCAGAAAGCCAGATATGCTGCTATGACCCCGGAAGAAAAAGAAGCCTTTTGTAAAAGAAAACGAGAGATTTCAGTTGCATATCACGCCAAAAAGAAATCAGGAATCCAATGCACAGTAGCCCAAGAAAATTCGTAATATATACGGAGGCTTCCGTTTCTGATCCAGCCTTCGTTGTTGTAGCGGAGGAAATTTTTCCAGATAAAAGTCCAGTCCGTTATAGCGATTTCAGCGTTTTGAAATCCATCATTGCTCAAGTAGAAGGAACTCCCGGATACAACACCGGGGTGTATTTTAGGAACTAAAAGGAAACCCATGCCTGACGAAAAAGTTGTAGTTCCCGCAGTGGCTCCGGTTGTAGCGGCTCCCGCCGTTCCCGCCCCTGAAAAATATGTCACCCTCGAAAAGTTTGCAAAACTGGTAACTCTACTTGCCGATCATGGCATTCATCTGAAGTAGGGCGGTTTCTAGCGGGATTCGACAGGGCCTATCCTTGGCCGGTGACTCCCTGAAGATTGTTTGGTCTCGCAAATACATTCCAAGGCTACCGTAGGCACACCGCCTACTATTCCGGAAAATGGACTAGCGGGCCAAGACCTTTCAAGACCTCCCGCAAAATTACTCCCCGCCCCTTCAATTTCTTGGAGACCAATGAAAAAGATTTTTATACTGTGCTTCCTTGCGCTGATCCTCGCCTGTGGGATTAAGGCTAACGCTACCACCTACTGTGTCCACTATACCAAGTGGACTATCGGTTTGGATGGAGTAGACGTGTACCTTATGGCGCAGTGCTCCGTTAATGGCATTTGGCAAGACCCTTATGCCATCGCTCAAATCTACTAAGAGGTAATATATGTCCGTTACTGCCCAAGCTGTAGGTTCCGTAAAACTCACAAATAACTTAACGGGCGCGAACTCGTTCACAACTCCTCTTAACCTCGCTTACGCCGGGACGCTCTCCTCGTATGCTCAGGGATTTGCTATCGCTTCTACCCCCACGACAATTTCAGTTCCTAATCTGAGCGGGCAGTTTCTGTACATCAAGAACCTCGCATCGATAGCGGGGCAGAATGTTTTGGTCACCTGGACGCCACAGGGCGGCTCTACAGAGTCAGCCCTTACTTTGTCCGCAGGAGCCTCGATCATCTTCTGTGAAAGCGATACGACAAACGGGATCACCGCCCTTTCTCTTACCGCAACAGGAACTACCACCACAGGAACCACCGTCGAATTTCTCTTGGTAGGATAATTTTGGACATCCCGGTGCTCTACCTAATCCGTCACGGACAAACGAAGCCCAACGCCGCCAACCAGTTTCGTGGGGATTCCGATGTCCCTCTGACCCCAAAAGGTCGTAAAGACGCTGAGGACGTTGCCGAATTCCTAAAGGGAATCGAGCCTAGCTTTATTATATCATCGGACAGGTCCCGAGCGATAGAAACTACGCAAATTCTTCAGAAATATTTTGATGCTCCCGTACATACGTCCCCCGAACTTCGAGCATGGGATGTGGGGGAATTTACCGGAAAGCCCCGCAATAAAGAAAACTTGGCGGAGATTCAGAAGTATATAGATGATCCTTGTCTCACCGTTCCGGGCGGGGAATCTTTAGCAGAATTTGCATCGCGGACTATGCCCGCGATTGATGAGTGTTTTCAACTAGCCAACTGCCACGGAGTGGGGTTCGTCGTCGCACACAGTTCGGTAATCCATCAACTGGGTTCTGATCTGTTAGGAAGCCACACGGCCCTAGTGGTAGACCCCGGTGGGGTTGTTCTGGTAGGACTATCTGGCGAGGGTTGTTCCGAAGCAGAAGCAATCTTCAAACCAATGGAAAAAGAAGAAAATTCAGAAAGTATCTCGTAAAGTAGTTCATAGTCGGTCTGACCGAATAAGGAGAAACATCTTGGCAAATTTTGATACAATCGATGCACACGTAGGTGGCACAGGCCGCGAACAAATCAATGTTCTTACCCTTACCTCCGCAACTGAAACCCTTCTCTTGATGGGTACTGACACTTCCGGTACGACGGTCACCGCCGTTCTTGGAGTTCCCACAGGATCACGTACTGACGCCTCGGGACATACTCTTCTGTATGGTGCGGGTGCTCCCGTCGAGTTTAACCAGAATGGGGCAGTTAGCTCCCAGAGCAAGGGCCGCAAGGCTTCTGTGTTTACCGCGTCCCCGAATTTCTCTGTCAGTACGTTTGACTCTGGTCGTCCGTTCCGGATCAGACTTTTTGGGACCGCCTCGGTAGCCGCAGTTACTGTTACTACGGTAACTAACTCAATCGTGGTGGCAATTTATCAGGGAACTGCAATCGTGGCTACTCGTCAGGTTTCTATCCTTACAGCGGGCGGAAGCTCTACTAGCACGACCGCTGCCGCAGTGGGTCAGTTCTTCTTGGATACCACCGTGCAGTGGGACTCGGTAAATCAGGTTCTTGGTGGCTGGTACGGCGGAAACGCTCTTAACACCCTCACCGCGTTTCACGCGCTGGGTAACGCCGTGTCGGTTACTACGGCCAACAACCTTCAGTTCTGTGCGTCGGCTACCTTCGGTCACGCAGAGGGTGGTACGGTCACGGTTTCTGAATTCTCGATTGAACAGGTTTGATGACTTTAGTAATTACTTTTGATTACTTTAATCTGAACAGTTCTCATAAAAGAGTATCATTATACCGGAATTTGTGATATAATGGTATAATGAGTAAAATTAAAGATTTGACTAATCAAAAGTTCGGGAAGCTGACGGCAATAAAAAGAATAGGGGCTACGAAGCAGGGGGCTTCCCTGTGGTTGTGTAAATGCGACTGCGGGGAAACTTCCGAGGTTCGGGCAGCAAGCCTCCTTAACAAATCCACGCAGAGTTGTGGATGTTCTAAAGTAGAAAACGCCAAGAAGAGGATTCTTGACCTTACCGGACAAAAGTTTGGAAGACTCCTAGTAACAGGACCCACCGATAAACGAGTTACCGGAAGAATCTGTTGGGAATGCCTATGTGACTGTGGGAAAACAAAAGCAGTTATCTCTAACAACTTGGTACGAGGTATCGCTACGAGTTGCGGGTGCTATAATTTAGAACTTATACGAGGAAACAAATTTGCCTCCACTCTGGAGTCTGGGGTGAAATATCTTTTAGAAATATACAGAAGTAATGCTCAGACGAAAGACCGGAGCTTTTGCCTCTCTTTTGAGGAGTTTAAAAATTTAACCTCATCTCCGTGCCATTATTGTGGGTCTATGCCCTCAAAGGTGGCTAAAAGTAGAAAAGCCCGCATTCCATATACGTACAACGGGATAGACCGGAAAAACAACGATGTTGGGTACGAAATAGATAATTGTCTTCCCTGTTGTTCGTTCTGTAACCATGCTAAGCACATTTTATCCTATGAAGATTTCCTATCTTGGATTCAACGTTTAGTTCAATTTAACCTTCATCGAGGCAACTGATGACTGACGATCCGTATGTAAAGCCTTCACACAACCTTCTGTTCTCTCCCACTCTTTGTGGTAAAGAATGCCAAGCCTGCCGCCGCGTTCTTCCATACTCAATTTTTCCGACCGATAGTTCTATCAGGGATGGAAGGGCACTTATTTGTCCAAAATGTAAAGCTACTCCAAGGCTTTCTACAGCCGAGAATGCGTCTCGGGTGCGGGAGGCCAATTTTTCTTCAGACGCAGTAAGGAAACAGCGTCGAGAGAATGAGGAAGATTTTTTGGACAGGGACCCCCGAGGCCGGGTAATGTACCTCGGGGATTTTGTTCACAAGCTTGAACAAGCCGGGGTCGTAATTATTGTGGGCGAGGCCCACTTTGCTCAAGAGGTTAGTCTGTACGTTTTTGATCTTCGGCATCCCCCCACAAACGCCTTCTATGTAGGTTGGCTCCCAACGGGGTTGATTCAAGAATTCTCCGAGTACGAGTACAATAAGTACTCTATTCCCCAGTGGGAAACCGTTCACGGTTACCGGGGAGTTCTGAAAAATCTTATCAGCAACGGATACCTTACTGAAGATAAGTGTAGCAAAACCTTCGGGCCTTGCGATGAAAAAGTATGGGTCAAGGAAATGTTCGGGATTCGTAACAAGCAGTAAGCGAGTAAATCGCGCCAATAAGGTGTATTATATTGCACGTTAAGTGCCTTAACGTACATTATATTGCACGTTAACTGATTTGTTGTATAAGGAAACGGGGTATTCCGTTTTCCGGAAAAGAGATATATGGCTAAGGAAACTACTACAAACGTCGATACAAACGCCCCGGTTACTTTGTCCGTCGCGGACCTTCTGACGGTAATTGCTAAGATTCAGGCGGATAATGCCGAAGCTTTGGCTAAGTCCGGGGAGCGGAACGCGGAAGTTTTGTCCTCCTCACTAGAGAAGTTGAGTCCAAGCTACAAGACTCCGGGCCAGAAGCAGAACGAGCAGCAGCTTAAGCAGGCTTCCCGTGAGGGCGAGCTAAACAAGATTCGCATGAAGAAGCGTCAACAGCACTTCTGCGATCATGAGATTGGTCAGACTGGTCGGAAGCGACTGGGCGAGGGCGCGTTCTTCCCCATGAAGATGGCTACCGGAGAAGTGATTGCCGTTTGCTGCTACTGCCAGAAAGTCATTTCCAGTATCAACCCCAAGCATGAGAAGTTCTGGAAGAAGGTCGGCGGAACGATGGGCGAGGCCGGTCAGATTTCCGGGCTTAACGATCCTATCGAGGCTGCTCTCCAGAGGCTTACTGGTGACGAGCAGGATGCCGTTCGCAAGTCCCGGCTGGAGTATAGGAAGATCGTTCCTACGGAAATCGATAACTACGACGACTAATACTACAAGTAATTTGAGGTACTATGCCAAGTACGATTCCGCTGTCCAAAACGATAGAGTATGCTAGACGATTCATATACAATTCCCCCCTTCTGTTTACTAATGAAGGTACGTTGGCGTTCTCTATCGCGGACGATGTTCGACAGTTTATTCTCTCTCCTCCTTTTTGCTGGAGATGGAATCGTGGAACCGTAGCTCCTATTACCTGTCAAGCCGGTCAAACGGATTATCAGGTAAACCTCCCAGATTTTGGGTGGATCGAAAGAGCTTGGATTACCTTCCCATCAACAGGTATTGACCCTAATCAGCCCCTCCCCACAAAAGAACTTACTGTCAATTCTACCTTGGCTCAGGAAACTGTCCAAGGCCAGCCCGCGTTCATAAGTGCATTGCTGGATGATAACAATGGTAACATTACCTTTCGGCTTATGGGTACTCCGGATGACGAATATATTCTGAATATTATATATCAGAAAGTCCCGCCCAACTTCTCCTCGGTTACTGATACTTGGTACCCGATCCCGGACTATCTATCCTATCTCGTACAAGCCGGTTTTCTCAGTAAGGCTTACGAATACAAGGGAGACGAACGCCTCGGTTTCTCGTGGCAGCAATTTCTTAAACAGGTAGTCGCAGCCTCGGACGGCTTGACAGAAGCCGAGAAAAATATTTTCCTCGAACCTAGAATTGCAGCAGCCCGCGAGCAGGGTGCTTTGCAGACGAGTCAGCAAGCCAGAAGCGCACGCGGAGGTGCATAGTGTTTAAATTTATTTTCGCACATCTCGGAAATCTAGGGACTAGCTTCAAATGGTTTATGACCATGTGCCTCGGAGAAGGCGGAACGATTAGTTTTGGCCGCTCCTTGAGTGCGTTTTGGAGTCTATATTTTGCTGCTATAGACTGGAATCTATTTGCTAAGTCAGGTCATCTAGTCGATAATGCTACGCTTTTGACACAACTTACTGTTATTACCACGAGTTACGCGATCACCAAGGCACTGAGAGCAAGCGACGGAGCGAAAGATGATCCTAAAGTTTAAGTACCTTCTTCCCCTACTGTTAGTAGCCGCCGCTTTCGGTCAGTCCGGGCAGCGGTCTGGGCAGGCTTTGCTTAAAGGTGGGGGGAATTTTGCGATCATCGCCCCCAGCGCCTCTGTGTATGTGTGCGTATATAACTCCCAGCTTGCCTGTTCTACCCAAGTAGCTACATGGTCGGACCCCGCTCTTACTGTTCCGGTTTCTCAACCTATTATAGCAGATGTGAACGGTGTATATAGCTACTATCTCCCGAGTTCCCAGAGGGTAGTGGAAAAGGTTTGTTCTATACAGAACCAGTGTAGCTCCTACGCGGTAAGTATTCCATACGGGGCGAGCGGGTCCTCCGGAGCGGTACTTGCGGTATTCGGGAGATACGGGGCAGTTGTAGCGGGTACTGGGGATTATAGCTTCTCCCAAATATCAAGTACACTTCTTCACTCTCAGTTGCCTACTCTCCTTAGTGGGGATATTCCAAACAACATTTCTACCGCTGCGCAGCTAACGTCGGCTTTGGCCGCGTGCGGCTCGGCAACTTGTTCGTTAACTATCATTGGAAACATTGCAATTGCGTCCAATTTGTCAATCCCTTCTAACGTTAGCCTCACCTTTTCAGGGGGTCAGTTACTACCTGGATCAGGTGCTACAGTAACGATTCTTGGAAAGATAACGGACACGTCTTCGCAGATATTCGGTGGTGTAGGTTCTATCGCCGGGTTGACTCTTGATCGACCTGAGTGGTTCGGAACGGGAGCAACGTGCGTAAGCGGTGCGTGCCCGTCGATTAAGACCGCCATCTCAGCGTTAGGTAGTAACGGGGGTACCGTAAGACTGGGCTACGCTTTCTACCGTAGCGGATACGAAGCGGGGACAAACCTGACGCTTCCGAATATCACAGTTCAAGGAGTTCAAGAGCCTGCATTTAATACCGCTACCCCCACTGCTTTGGTGAACGGATCGATTATTCAAGGTACCTTCGGGGTCGCTGCGGGGGCGAATAACCTCACTATTTCCGGTGTTGGCTTTGATACTGGGTCGGCCTTCGTCTCCTCGCAGTATGGAGGTACGTCTTCAGATGCCTTCTCCATCTACGTACCCGGACAAACTACAGGTACAACCCCAATATCAAATGTCAATATTAGTAACGCAGCGTGCTTGGTCTCAAGTGCTTCGGCGTTATTCCACTGTTTCTTAGCGGAGAATGTTGTCAACTCCACGTTCCGGGATATCTCAGGATTTTATGGTGTCCACGGGATGATTATCAAGGGCGTGCACGACACGGCGGACGGACTCTATTTCCACGGTCACAACTACGACTGCTTGATTGTTAAGTCGGACGACTACGCTCCAACCAGTAATATAACAGTGAGTAATATGCACTGCAATAGCGTGATAGCCGGAGATACGGGAGGCGTAATATTGCAGGCTGAAACGGCCTCGCTAGCTAACGTGTCTTTAAGCAACTTCGCTATTCAGGGAGCGAACTTCGGTGTTTCTACGATTGTTAGTGCATCTGGGGTCTCTAGGATATCAGTTGCAAACGGAACCGTTGACTACGGTGGGCTATCTTCTGCTCCGAGTTCTCAGATGTGTATTGGCGACTCCGGAACAGGAACCTATAATTACTCCAGCTTTACAAACATAGATTGCAATAACTACCAGTACGCCACGTACTTTCCGACCCGCATGGATGCCTCCATGATCTCAAATCTAACCTCAAATAACTCCGCACAGGGCATTTGGCTTAACGGGTCAAACACGGTTATATCTAATGTGTTTGAGGAGGCAGACACGGGGTTCAATTCATCGCTTGTTACCTCAAGTGTAGGTGGATCGAGTATCTCTGTGCAAAATCTTACCGAGTACGGGGCTTATGGGTACTTATCTATCGTGAGCAACGGTGCGCACATTGCGTTCGGTGATTTACTGGACGGAACCGGATTATTTCTCCAGCAGACCATAGAAGTTGGAAGCCCGTACACCGTGCGTGGAGGGACCGGAGCTACTAACGACTTTACCGTACAGGATGCAACGGGAGTTTATAACAACTGGTTGGTGACAGATGCCGGAATTGGTCATCTACGCGGTGATATGTGGGCCAACAGCTATCTAGTACAAGGGCATATAGCGATCCCTGCTACGGCTGGTGGTTATTTAGGTCCGGCAACGGGATATGTCCAGCTTGCCCCCGCTCCTTCGGGTGCTGGCTGTCTCTACCAAAACGGCGCTAGTACCTATTCATGGGCTACGTGCGGCGGTGTTACGCCGCTGGCGACTCCCGCCTCGGCCATTACAATTTCTCTCCCCCACGGGTACGGAGTTTGTACCGGGACCTGTACTGTAACGCTACCCGCCCCAACAACAGCGGGGGATGACTTCTGTCTGTGGAACGACGTGGGAGTAAGTACTGCAATTACAATTTCAGGACATACAGGTGTTTTCTTTTCTCAAACTGATTTAAGTGCTTACGGGACAACGGGCGGTACCTTTACTGCCACGGCAGCGGCGGGGAACAAAGTTTGCATGGTGGCAAGGGATACAACGCACTGGATTCCGCTATCCTATGCAGGAACTTGGACGGCCAATTAGTGAGATATTCTCTCATACTCCTCGTTCTTCTTTGGATTCCTGGATGCTCTTGGCCCCAGATTCCTGGGGGGCTGATAGGGGGGATCACTCCGGTATCTTCGAATATTTTTTCCCCCGCTGCGGGACATTACAGCACTGCGCAGAGTGTAACGATCACTGCTCCAGCCGGAACCACTTGTTACTACACCACAGACGGTAGCACTCCAAATATTGCTTCTACCCCCTATACAACTCCAATTACTGTTTCAGCAAACACAACCCTGAGTGCCGTATGCGCTGATGTTGTTAAGAGCTACACGAACGTTCAAGCTGACTCGACGCAGGATACCGGCACTAGCAGGGGTTGGAAGTGTATCACCGCGAGCGGCCTGCCTTCACCTTGCTATTCCGGTGGAGGCGTGGTGGGAACAATCTCGGCGGAATCGCAGACCTATGGTAGTACGGGGGTCGAGTCAGCTTCGACGACGGCGAGCACAGGCGAAAATCAACTCCTAGTCGTTTACACACAGTTAGGAGCGGGTGGCCTAGCGTCCGTGCTCGCAGAAGACAAAATCATTCAACCCTCGCAAGGTTCAACATACGTCGCTAATCAAGAAGCTGATATGAATTTGAACGACTCTACACAGTCTCCTCCCCGGTATCATGCAGGAGGTCTTCAGTGTAACCAGCAGTCGGGATCGCTTCAATGGCAGATTGATAATCAGCAGGGAAGTTGGCAAAACATCTCACCGCCCATTACATTCGGGTGCCCGTTATCTACCACTCAGGCTACCGAAATCAAATACTCTATGCACTGGACAAACGGAGATACGGGGTGTGGCGGGTATGGATGTGATAGTTATGATGTACTAAGTATCTGTGTTGGGGGAACGTGTAACAACTACTCTCTTGGAAGAACACTTGAGGCATACACGGAGACCTGGGGCGACATCATGATTATTCAGGATCAGACAGACTTGACTAATACAACGCAGTCTGGTGCAAATCCAACTACTTCTACGCGCACCATCACGCAGGATAACATGGCTGCGGGCATTTACTCAACAATGGTTACAGCTACCGCAGGATATACGATTCCATGATACGCGCCCTAGCAATCTTACTGCTCTCGATAAGTATTCCTAGTCACCAGTCTGCTCCTGTAGCTAGTCTAGTCCAGCCTCCTTCATATCCGCATAATCTTACACTCTATAATCCGAAGGGTGAGCAGGTTATAACCTGTCAAATCGTGGATAACGGAGACACCATCAAAGACTGCAAGATTCGGGATGGGTTCACCTTGGACGATGTAATGACATCATGGGCCGATGCTTATAAGGACTTGGAAGGCAAAAAACAGTGACTCTCGACGTGTTTGTATTTGCGGTTGGACTTATTGGCGGCCTTTTGCTCGCGGGTGTCTTACTCGAAATGTTCTTCACGAAGTTGCTCCAAAAATATTTATAAGAAAGCAGAGGAGACCCCATTCCCGTCTTTCCAAATCTAGCCCCACCGAGTTCCGTAACTATTCAAAGCGTGGTCGATTACTGCCGAGCGGTGGACCCCGCGTGTAACCCTATCCTCCCGGCTGGTGGCTACAACTATGAGCCCGCGCTTACGTTTGCGAATGACGTACTCCAGAAAATCTTGTTTCAAGGAATGAACTGGAGATGGAATACCTCCTATATTCCGCTGTTCCTTACTAACTGCCTCCAGCAGGATTACATTACGAACGTTAAAGATATTGGTTGGTTTACCTCCGGCTATATCATCGATATCAATAACTCGACCAACGCCAATAATCAAGCACCTAAACCTATCCGAGGTCTGGAAGTAAACCGGGCAATGGGGATTACTCCCTTCGCAAATCTTCCTACTGAGTCCTGCTTCATCCTGAACAATCAAGCCAATTTTGGGGTGTGGCAACCTAATACTGCGTACCCCTGTCCTTACGGAGTCGCTGCTGCCCCGGCTACACCTATCTGCCAAATTGTGGATGGCGTCGGTAACATGCTGTTTTTGGATACCGCGCAGATGGGATTGACGACTAACTCCCCCGGATTTCCTAACAATAATTCAATACCCCCGGTCGCGCCCAATAGTCCTTATGGAGTTACAGGAAGCGTAGCACCACTGCTTCCTCCTAACTCTGCTCCGGGTACGCAGGTAATTGACGGTACGGTAACGTGGACAGTAGCCGATCCTAACGGGTATGCTATTAGATTTAATCCGCTCCCCGGTCTAGGTGGGCTTGCTTGGCTAGTGTGGATGGAGTACCAGAGGAAAGCCCCCAAGTGGCTTACTTTACAGAGTACGATTTCTCCTATCCCAGATGACTACGCCTTTTTGTTTCGTCAAGGTTTCTTGGCTAAGTGCCTGCAAGCGGCAGGGAGCAAGAATGCTCAGGCGGCTTACCAGCAATTCGAAGAGCAGGTAGATCAAGCCCTTCGTGCGTCTACCCGAGAGATTTCTGCTTTCGGTATGGTTCCGGACAACTCTATGAGTTCTTCCAACAGTTCTATAATGAGCTACCCTGCTGGCCCATCTAATCCGTTTTCCAGCAATGTCCAGTACTATTGATTTGACGAGATCAGAACTATGTGATATAATATAGATAATGGAAAATATAGAACAAAAGCCGTACGGGATTATCTACTTTGCTTTGAACAAGTTGAATGGAAAGTGCTACGTGGGACAGTCCATCCAAGCCGAAGGGAAAAGGTGGAAGCAGCATATATCCTCCAGTCGCCATAGGGGAAGTAAACTATATTTTCATAAAGCCATTCACCACTACGGACCCGAAAACTTCGAGTTTCGTACTATCCTATCCTGCCCCGATCAAGCGTCTCTAAACTCCGCTGAAACCTATTTTATAGAATTCTTCGGTTCTATAGACCCCAAAATAGGATACAATAGTACCCTCGGAGGGGACGCGGAAGTTCCTAGCGAGCAGACCAAAAAGAACATGATTACTGCTTGGGCTAAGCGCCGGGGAGGGGATATCCCGGATACAGAAACCCTGATTAGGGATTATAAGTCAGGGCTATCTTCCGTTAAGATTGCAAAAAAATACGGGATATCCAAGTTCTGTGTACTCCGTAGATTTAAAGTGGTGGGGTTTGATACACGATCTAATTCTGAGTCTAAAAGACTGCCCGGAATACCGTCGCTAGGGGATGAGTATCTGGCAGGAAAAGACCTCGGGGTTCTGGCCGAAAAATACGGGGTAACTCCTTCGTGGGTGTGGGGTCAACTAAAACAGAGCAACGTGCCCCTGAGAACGGCTACGGCCTCCCGCACTCTCAATATGGAGAAAACCGGAGAATTAAGTACACTACCCTCCCCCGAAGATTTGGCAGAAGAATACCTATCTGGAGTATCTTCCGTAAAGCTTTCGAAGAAGTACAATACAACTAAAACTAGGATATTAGCCTACCTCATCAAGAGTGGAATTACCCTTCGGACTAAATCCGAGGCTTGGGTAGGGCGAAAACAAAGCAAAACATAAAAGGATAAAATGCCTAACCAGCTTAGCATAGCAGGCGCGAATCCGGGAAAACAAACCAAGAGAACTGCACTTTGGACGGCCCGCTGGTCAGATGGGCTTTTCACGAACTCTGGTGCCCTTAGAGACGTGTCTTCAAGGATCGAAGAGCATTATTACGGTGCTCACAATGGCCGTCTTATCGAACCTAGCGAAAATGTCGAGATTACCTCCAAACTGACTCTCAAGAGACGGTATGGTAATTCTGTTTGGAATAGTAACACCTGGACCGACCTAAATTCTTTCTACGAGTTTCGCCAGTTTAACGCAAACGAAGAACAAATCAAGGTCATGGTTGATACCCAAGGCGCGTTGTATGACGCCTCAAATAACCAGCAATTGAATATCTGGTCCAAGGTTCCCACTAGTGGTCAGTCCTATATGCAGAGTGTAGGAAACACTCTATTTTGGGGGGACGGATACGACCGTAAAAAGTGGCTGACTACCCTGCTCGATAGAATCCCATACAAGGTAAGTCCCTTCCCCGAGCCGCAGAATCCCTATAACTTCACTCCGTATAACCTAAACTCCTTTATCATAGATACCAACGGGGATACCGAACAGCTTATCGGTACCGTTTTACAGTTATCTAGCTTCTATATCTTAAATGACACTATTGTATTCTCCCTGTTATCTACCAAGAACGGACACGCTCTTCCTAGCGCGTATGAAATCTTGGTTCCCGGATTACAAATTTTCTTCCCCGCTGACTCCCAAGTCTCTCAAACTCTCGGTGAGCCTAACGGGGTAACTTTGTCTATAGGGAGTCTTGTCGGCGGAATAGAGGCCGCGTCGGTTACCTTTGGAGGGTCTGGATACACTATTGGAGACATCGTTGCAGTAAACCAGACTTCGCCTCTGGGTAGCATGAACGGTACCCTAAAAGTTCTGAACGTCGGGGCAGCAGTCGGAACAGGATATAGTACAGCCACAGTTCCTACTACCACGAAGGGCGGGGGGTCCGGAGCGACCCTGAATATTGCCGCCCCTACGGGATACCTTGTCTCAGCCACTGTGGGAGCGGGCGGAACCGGATACGTAAACGGGGACTATATTATACCTACGCAGGCAAACGCCTCTGGAGGGTATTTTAAAGTTGTAAGTACCGGGGGTGGCGGGAGTGTAGTTACCGTAGCCGTAGCTACGAATGCGGCAACAAGTTTAGGAATCCAGACAGCGGGGGAGGGGTACTACAATGCTACCGGAATTCCGGTTTCCGGAGGAACAGGAACCGGACTTACTGTAAGTATCGTTGACGACGAAACACAGTTCAATGCTCCGTTTACCTACGGCGGTGGACCTGTAGCTACGGTTACTGTCACCACGCCCGGATCGAACTATAACATCGGGGATGTTATCGTGCCACTTGAGAGTACCCAGACCACTTCTGGAGGGGCGCAGTTTACGGTTACCAACGTGACCGGAGCGGCTTCTGGAGCAGGTCTTACCTACGGTGGTGCTGCGGTTGCGGGGTACGCTCTAGGCGCAGCCAGTGTATGGCAGACCTCCGGATACGGTACCAGTGCAGCTATGACTATTACTGGTGTGTCTGGCGGAGTAATCACCTCGGCTACTACAGCTTATGGGGGGTCTGGGTACTCGTCCGGAGACTTGTTATATATTTCTCAGGGTCCTGTTCGCGGTGCAACTCTTATAGTAAGTACCACGGGAGGCGGAGGGGCAGTTGCCCTTGTCACCGTGCTTAACGGGGGTCCCACAGCGTATACTCCAGCTACAGGGGTCGCCACATATACATCCGGGGGAGGCAACGGGGCTACAATAGATATTACCACGGTATCTTCCGGACAGATCACGGCAGGAGTTTTGAATGCCGGGGGTACTGGATATACTATAGGAGACTTGTTGTACGTTGTACAGACGGGAACTGCCGGGGATGCTTATTTTACAGTAACATCCGTAACTGCCACGGGCGCAGGAGGGATCACGGGTCTAAGCATTCTTACTCCGGGACACGGCTATATTCAGGAAAGTGGAGTTGTAACTACCGCGCAGACGGGTACGGGAACGGGAGCTATACTTACCCTCGGGGTAGGCGCAGCGTCTTTCTTCCCACCTTTCGCGCTTTCGGATACACCTACGGTGTTTTCGGGCGGTAACCCTATCTCCGACGCGAGAACCAATGCACATATAACATGGGCCGGGGTTGGACAAGAGACTATTGACGGCTCCGCTTTGTGGGTCAACAGGGGAGTATCGATAGACGGCGGACCCGTGTATAACTGGGGGATGGCGGGCGGGACTAACGCCCCCTCGGTTGTAGTAAACAACGCAATTGGCGGGTGGGTTGCGGATACTTACTACTCCCGCTGGGACTTTATTATAGTTACCGTTTCAGGAAGCAATTACCTGATGCAGGTAGAAGGAAGTGGAAAATCCGGAGCCGCCGCGCCTACGTGGAATACAGTTGTCGGGCAGAAAACTACCGATGGTACAGTAACATGGATGTGTATTGCAAACGACGGTGATACCTCCTTTACTTGGGCGGCAACTCATACATACACTCCGGGCCACGTTATTGAGGCTACGGTAAGTTCGCTGTCCTGTGTTTTTCGGCTACAGTCCTATTCTGGAATCATGACACAAGGAGTTATTCCTGCGTATTGCTGGCAACTCGGCTCGCAGTTCGGGACAGACGTAGGGGCCGCAGGAGAGATAAACGTAGGTGGAACTAATGCACCTATGGCTCAGAACGGCGGTCAGTCTCTAGCTACTGCCACCTATACGGGAAACATGAGCGGGCTATTCCTGACCTCTGGCTCAGGAACTGTAGGAACCCCCGCTGTCTCGGGAAATGGCTCAGTAGCGGGATCAAGTCCCCAATTGTTCCCGGCTACCTCCGATCTAAATATTGGGATGTTCCCCCAGCTAGTTATTCCCGCAGCAGGGACCTATACGTTTACAATCGGTCATCAGGTTGCGATGTTCTGGGGAATAGGTAGTGGAAGTCTAAGTCTGAATGTTACTTCAGTTCAGGTACGTGGTGGAACTCTAACAATCGTAGCTGACCGGGATTTGACGACTCTTCTTACCCCAGCGGTTAGCCTAACCTTTAATGGGCTGTTGTCTTCTACTTGGCTAAATGGGACTACGGTTGCAGTTAGTACGGTGACCGGAAATACTTTTACTGCGAATCTTGCTCATGCAAATTACGGGCCTATCACCGACACAGGCACGGCTACTACCGGAGCTACGCTATCCCCGACTCCTGTTAGTGGGCCGATGACATGGAAAACGGGTAGTCCGAATACCTATAATTTCTCTACGGGTACTCCTGTAAAAGGATATCCGATCATGAGTGCAAACTACCCCTCATCCGGAGGAACGGTTGTTGAGGATTCTGTTCAGATTTCTTTTCCATCTGCTGGAGTCTACCCCGCTGAGATTCATTATGGAGTCTGGTACCACACCACGAGTGGGTATACCGCTCCCGTAACTTCTCCTACTCTCCCCGGAACTCCGTTTAGTTTCTATATGGTGTACACCCCTCCGGGGAGCACTACTAAATACAATATCCTCCCCGAGTCCCTCGCATGTAGCTCAGCCGGAGCACCTGCATTTCCCGCATGGCCTACTTCGGTAGTTAACATCCAAGCTATCTCTCCCGCGTATCCGTCTGTAGTAGAAGCCTCGGGGAACTTTACTTGGTGGAATCTTGGTCCTACCTCCCAGCTTGGGTGGACGGCGAATACTAATTACACGACCCAAGAGTTCGTTGTAGACCAGAACTCTAACCAAGAAGCGGCGTATGAACCGGGGATAAGTGGAACCGCAATACCTCTGTTCTCTACCACTCTTAATGGGGTTACCGCAGATACTATCACTACGGGATCAACGGGACTTCTCTGGGTAAATACTGGCCCAGAAGGGAGTACTCCCACCGGAACTCTTGCTACGACCCAAGGAGGGTGGAGCTACGCTGTCGCGCTGGTTAATACCCTAGATGACACCGTAAGTAACGCTAGCCCCATATCGGCATATACGGGGAACTTCTTCGCATCTACCGGCGTCTATGTTAGCGGAGGTCTCCCCTCAGTTATCGACCCACAGGCCGATTATGTGGCTATTTTCCGCACGCAAGATGGCGGTGCGACCTATTACCTGATTCCGGGGCCAATTTCCGGAAATGGGAATACGGAGTATACTCTTCCTCTCAGCGTTTACGAGTCTCAGGGATTCACAGATACTACTCTGGATTCTGGACTCAATACTCTCTTACAGGCTCCTCTCTCGAAGCAGAACTCAGTTCCGCCGAAGGGGATCATCAACCTTGCCTTCCATGTTAGCAGAATTTTTGGTAGTGTTGGCAACGTGGTATACTGGAGCACCGGACCAGACACCCCCGTTGGTAACGGGTACAATGGTTTTGCCCCGAATAACTTCGCGGAAGCTCCATCCTTAGTTACCAAGATCGTTCCCCTGAATGCCGGAACTCTAATCTTTACAGTATCCGATATTTATATTCTTTCGGGTGACGGAACTCCCGGAAACCCATTTATACTAGAACCCTACCTGCAAAGGATCGGACTTCTCAGTTACAACGCCCTTACAGTAAATGGAAGCATCGTTTACTTCATGACTACCGACAATCAGATAGTCGAGCTAAACGTTCATACCGGCGTAAGCGGAATTGGAACGCCTATCGCTGATTTGATAAGCGCCAATATGTCTCCTTCTAAGAGCTATCTAACGTGGCATACGAGTGGATACCAGGATCAGTGTTTGTTTGCCGCAGACGGAAGTACCGGCTGGTACAGGATGCTTCCCACGGTCCCCCCTGAGCAGGGGATGCCGTGGTGCCCGAAGGCGAATATTATTGGCGGGGTTGGCGCAGTACAGTCCGTCGAAACTCTCCCCGGTAACATCCAACTCCTGATGGGTCCTCCTCCTGCTATCTCCGGTCCCATTCTGTTCAGGGATTACACTACTTATCAGGATAACGGCGCGAACTACCCGGCCAACATTACCTTTGGTCCTATCGTTCTTGCTCATCCGGGCCAGTTAGCGAGCATCGAGTTTATCACGGTAGATTCCCATAAGTTTACTGGAGCGGTTCCTCTTACCCTAGCTGTCCTTCTCGGGGAACTGTACGGGACCTTTGAACCCCTAACGGAATACGATTACGATCCGCCCCAACTGGGTCCGAGCGAGTCGGTAAACAACCAGAGGTTCTATCTCTCCCAAAGTAATGACTCGGTTGAGTGCCGGTACTTCCAACTACAGGTTATCTGGCCTCCCCAGAACTTCGCGGATGAGGTGGAAAGTTTAAGCCCAGTCGGCGGCTACAGCCAGGAAAGTTAATAGAATCAATAACTTATGAGCGCATCTAAGAGGAATATAACGCACTGCAAATACGGCCACGAGTTTACTCCCGAGAACACTAGAATAAATAAAGGAGGAAAACGGTCGTGTAAAATCTGCGAGTTTTATAAACACCTAAAGAAACAGTACGGAATATCCCCTCAAGAATACCAGCAGGTTATTGATACACAAGGCGGTAAGTGCCCTCGGTGCGGGATCATTCTATCCGACCCAAACGTTGTCTTCGATAGGGAGACCAAAAAGGTAGAAAGCATTAGATGCTATGCTTGTAGCAGGATCAGAGGCGAGTTTAAAATACCTACCCACTGTAGTAAAGGACATGAGCTTACAGAAGATAACCTATTTGTTTACCCGGAAAAACGTATATGGTTTTGCCGAGAGTGCGGAAGAGCTAACGGCCAAAGGTGGAAAAAAGATAATCCGGACAAAGTAAGATTATCTAACAGTACTCCCGAGGCGCGAGCGAGCCAGAAGCGAAAAAGAATGAAGAGAAATGCTAAATTTCCTAGATACTATAAAGGAAGAGACCTAAAGAAGTTCTATAAGATGACCCTAGAAGACTGGGATAGGATGTATTCTGAACAAAAGGGACTCTGCGATATATGTAAGACAGAAGTCGAAAATCCAGTAGTCGATCACAATCACCTAACTGGAAAAGTTCGCGGACTACTCTGCCGAACCTGCAATCTAGGTATAGGACACTTACAGGAATCTCCCGAAGTACTTCTGTCTGCCATAGAGTACCTTCAGAAACACAAAGAGTCATGATAAGAAAGGAGTTATATGCCATCAATCTCTAAGTCCCTAACATCTACTCTGGATATGTCTAAGTATAAGCCTTTGGAACCGGCTCCGCCGTCTGCTCCTTCTTCCTTTGGCACGGCGGAAATTACTCAGAGGAACGCCTTTCTTAGATGTCCAGTTCCCTCCATAAGTAGCTCGGCCACCTCTGATGACCTTAGACAGTTTTACCAAAACTCCAGAATCCCACAGTATCGCTCGTTCGTCGGACCCAAGAAATAGGATAACATGACAGATATCTATCAGAAGACCGCGCTTACGGGAGGCAGATTCCAAGACTCACAGGGAAATCCTCTGTCACTCGGATATCTAGTCTTCAAACTCAGCCATGATAGTAATGTAGCCGTATTCGGAAGTCCCACAGGAGAGCAGGTTGTCGCGGGCAGGAATACAAAGATGTATCTAAACATGAACGGTTCTTTGAACTCCGGATATTCTATCTGGGCAAATAATATATTGGCACCATCAGGTTCTTTTTACGGGGTGCGTGCATTTAACTCGTCGGGTTTAGAAGTGTGGAGTTCGCCTCAAATATTCCAGCTTACCTACGCTCCGACCCTAGACATCGGATCGGTTCAGCCCGTAACTCCCTAGCCTTGGGCCTCCGTTAACAGGAGATTGCATGAACGAGTTTCTTAACGCCTTCTCGTATTTTTCAGATCACGTTCATATCGTGGGCTGGACATTCATCATAATCATCGCAATTAAAGTATCGTGGAAATTCTCTGCCTTCAAACTATACGTCGAGGGTCTGGTAGCTAAAGCTCAAGAGGTCGAGAATACAGTAGACCTTTTAGCCACTAATCATTTGCCCCATCTTCAGGCGGGGCTGGACGCAAATATCGAGTCTAATAAAGAGGTGGGAAGATCGGTAGATAACCTGCGAACAGACCTTCTTGCGGAGCTTCGCGGTCTTAGGGGCGATATCCTGCAATATGCTTTGAATGACGCGAGGAAGAAATGATTTTTGTCAGGCCAACCCGACCGGAAGACTCAGAGAAGTTTACTGAGTGGTATTCTAAGCACCCGAGTTTTGATCCAGATGTTATCCGTTTTCCGGAAACTTATACCCTCTGTGCGTACCGCGCTCCTAGATGTAAAGATGGTAACGGAAAAATTATTGGCTTTATGCCCGTCCAGAGTTTGAGTTTTGTTTCCTCTCAGGTTCTGGACTCTTTGATAATAAACCCCGAGGCTACTAACCTCGAAATTGCAGAAGCTATGAGAGAGCTAGTTAAACAAGCAATATTTTTAGGCCACCTAAAAGGCTGTGGGATGGTTTACTTTGTGGGCGATCATCCAGAAACAAATAAGATAGCCGAAAAGATTTTTGAAAAAGTAGAGTACCCCGTATACAGGCTACGTCTCAAAGATTTGGAAGGATGACATGGGAAACGGCGCATCAAAGGGACAAACAGATATTGCAGCCAGCCAGAAGAACTTTGCTAGCTCTCTTCAGGCTGATTTTGGTACGGCTTTTGCGGGCCAGCAGAATATCCTTAATGGGCTTACCAAGTCCCTTACGAGTACTCTCGCGGGGGGTCCCAGCCAGTTCGGATTCTCTGAACCGGAGAATACCGCTATGAAGACACTGGCTACCTCCGCTAATTCCCAAGCCTACCAAAACGCTAAGGCTGCGGCAGGAGAAGCGGCTGCTGCTGCGGGTGGGGGAGGAGCCGTTCTTCCTACGGGTTCTCAAGGACAGACCCAAGCAGACCTCGCTTTAAAAACCGCCCAGAACCAGAGTAACTCTTTACTGGGAATTCAGGAAGCCGGGTACAAGCAGGGTAATGCAAACTACAATGAAGCTGTTTCCGGACTTCAAGGAACTGCTAGTTTAGAGAATCCTAATGGTCTAGCCAGTAATGCAAACTCCGCAGGGAATGATGCTTTCAACTCTGCAACTACTATCCAGAAAACTAATGCTGCTGCCAGTCCTTGGGCGCAGGTTGGTGGTTTGGTAGGGTCTCTCGGGGGAGCAGCACTTAATGCCTTTGTCCCCGGAGCAGGAGCTTTGGGAAAAATATCTAATCCCATGTCTGGAACCTCTGCGGCTTCGTTAGGCGGGCTAGGAAACGCTCCGGGTGGTAATATCAATATGTCTGGACTAGGAAGTTCTCCCGATCTGTCTATGTTCAATACCTCTTATAATGTTGGTCAGGGGTGATTATGGTAAACAAAATCGAAGCATTGGCTGACGCCCTCATGACCGTCCACGGGTACTTTAAACCCGACTCGGAGAGCTACAAACTTCGTAACCCCCTCATGCTACGCTCGTGGGGCCGAGCGGGTAAACACGAAGTTACTGAGGACGGAGTGCGTATATTCCCTAGCTTCCTCGGGGCGTATCGCGCCGGAATTTTCGATATTGAAAAAAAATTGAGCGGAGAGTCAAACTCGGGAATCCAGAAAACGGATAAACTGAAGAACCTCTTAGGAGTATACGGCGTAAACCAAGAAAAAGATATTCTCGTTGTGGTCTCCTTCTTGAGGAAGGCTTTGGGGGACCCCTCTATTTCTATCTCTACCCCGCTGTCCTATTTTGCAGTATAGTTCAATTTTGGAACTAAATTGACATAAACTTGACATATACGTAAAAATGTGTTATAATGTACTTGGAGTGAAAATGGGATTCATGGATAGCTTATCGGGCCTTCACCCGGACGCTCAAAAATTCTTCTCCGAGCTAGGTCCCTCCAGCGGTCCTCAGTCTAAAGTAGATACTTCTTTTCCTCGGAACCAAAGTAAACCTACTGGGTACTCGGATGTTCTGAACGATGTAGCCGAAACCTACCCTGCACTCGCGCCTCACGCCAAAAATGCAATCGTGTACGATGCCCCTCCCCCCGCAGAAAATGCTACCGCAAAGTATCCTAAAGGCTTAGAAACCTATCCTCCGTGGGAAGACTGGAACCCCCATCCCGGAAAGACTACGGTAGAACTTTACAAGTCCTTCCAAAGTAGAGCACAACTTCGGGATGTTCTGGCCGGGGACATGATCCATATAGCAGGGGCAATTCATCCGGAAACCGGAAAGCCTGTTGACCCCGTTTACTACGGACTTAAGCAGCAGGTAAAAAAGGCTAGGAGTTCCGAGCAGATTGCTATGGACTACAAAGCATATAAACAGGACCAGAAAGATGGGGAAGATCGTTCCTTTAGCAAATGGTTCAATGATAGCCGATCTGAAGCGTATGTTAGGGGAAAACTATTTCCAGACGAAAAAGATGAGTGGAAACATGTCTACGAGAAAAATCCCAAACTAGCTAGCACCATAGACCGAATTGGAAGTTACCTACGAACAGGTAAAGACATAAAGGAAAAATAATGGCTTTTCTTGATACCCTCGGACCCGACCCGGACGCTACCTCTAGTATTCCTTCTCCGACAACCCCTGCTTCAGGAACTCCTCCGGTGGCGGGAATGTCTATGCCGGGTCAGCCTTTATCCTCACCAGCTACACCCCCTCCCGCCCAGCCTCAGTCAGAACAGGCTGCACAGGCACATAAGCACATCTGGGATAGCATCGGTAAAGGCGTAGATACTGAGTACAACATCGATCCGCAAACCGGAAAGACGGTAGCTACCCAGACTCCTCAGAAGCCGGGGCAGTTCTTCAGGAACATTTTGGCGGCTGCGGCTACTGGAGCAGCGGGTATCGGCCCGAATCACGGAGAACAGAACTTCGCACAAGGCTTGATGGCGGGCCTCGGCGGGGGCGTCATGGCCTCAAACAACCTTACCGACAAGCAGAACGCAGAGAAGCGTGCTCAGGCCCAGCAGGACTACCAGAACCAGCTTAAAGCACAGGAAGAGCAGCGGAAGACGAACGAGGAAACCCGTCAGGTAAAGCAATTCGACTACCAGCAGCAGATGGATAAAATCATGCTGGCGAATGAAAAGATCAAAGCGGTCGGTCTCGCCCAGATCGCCCATCAGGGAGAATACGATAGAACTTTGGAGGGCCAAAGCGCGGGTGTGAATATGCTCATGGTTCATGACAAGGTTAAGGTAGACGCCTACGATAAGGCGGGAATGAAACCTATCGCCACCTATCGGGCGGACGAGCTTGTGGACCCCAAAACTGGCGGGATGAGCGAGGAGTTCAAGAAGGCTCATCCGAATTATCTGGGGTACGATCAAGCGGTAATTGGCTCTGAGAAAGTCCCCGTCTTAGACGCGGCGGGAAACCAAGCCAAGGATGCAAACGGTATCCTCCAGTACAGGAACGAGGCTGTGTACGCCCTGTATAACCCTCTCGCGGTAGTTACCGATGATATGGTTAGTAATGCTAAGTCCAAGGGAGTTGATAAACAAAACCCCAATATGTTCAAAAAGATGGAAGCCATGAACAAGGCTTGGCATACAAACGGTTCCCCCGACCCGAACACAGTAAAAGCTGAGGACCCCGCGAACAAAGTGTTCACTGTTGGCTATCAGGATATGGGAAATTTCCTCGGGCAGATTCAGAAGTCCACCGACCTCCAGAAGCAGCAGGACGACCACCTCGATAAAGTAGCTACTAGGCAGAGATCACAAGCCGAGGCTGCGGACTCCTGGACAAGAAATGCCCTTGCTAAGAGACAGGTCCTGAAGGAGGATCAGGCAGATCAGGCCAGTAAAGATTCTATCCTGCTTTTCGATAATCAGGGAAATATGAATGACATTGGCAAGAAACTTTTAGATAGTACCAAGGACCCCAAGCTTACCGAGGCCCAGAGGAAGCAGGCTACTGAGAGACTCACTAACCTAGAGCAATACCAGACAATGAATAAAGAAGGCTTGGCGGAAAAACTAGACAAAGGTAAGACGTGGAATAAAGACCAGAACAAGTGGGAATATGCCGATGACTTCGACGTGTTTCACTCCATGCTTACTAACTCCAGCAATAAGCTGAGTTCTCTCCAGAATGGTGGCAAAGCGGCCCCATTTTCCGGAGTCGGAGTCGGAGTAGCGTCTAAGCAGCCCTACATGGCTCAACTTCCTGAAATATCCGCACAGGCTTTTGATACAGTAACAAACGACGAAAAAGGGAATTTAGTCCCCACGGAGTCTGTGGCTTTAGATAACCTGAGAAAACTCGCGGCAACTCCGGGATTTAGCTCACACGGAGTAGATACAACTCAGGTAGCTAGACAGATTTCCGCTTTCTATAAGGGGAGAGCGCGGGAGACTCAGGCGGCAAAGGAAGAGGCACTAGCCACAGACGAAAAGGCAAAAGCGGATATCGAAGCTAGTCAGCCCCCCTCATTCTTTAATCCTAGATCGCTAACCGATGAAGATGTTTCTCCCTATAATAAGAAGTAGGAAAAATGCCAGAAAACCCATTTACAAATCTATTATATCCCGGAGCACCGACTCCCGGAGAAAGTTCTCAAGGTACCACGCAGGGGGCGGGGGGAACTTCGTCTGGAAATCCCTTTACAAGTATGCTCTACGGGCGGGGTACTGGCGGTTCTGGGCAATCGTCCCCCGGCTCTCCGCTTTCCGGAATTAACCCGGAGTCTGGACACGACGAGTCTGACCGCTTCACTCAAGAAGACCCTAACGACAACTGGCTCCAAAAAGGCTGGTCTGCTCTAAACAAGCCGTTGAGTGAAACTATTGGAACATGGGTGACAGGGAAACCTTTTGGGCAATACCGTTCTGGGGCGGGCGGTCTAGAACGCGGAGCGGAGAAAGTTCTCTCCGGGATTACCTCCCCTCTCAGCTTACTGACTCTCGCTGCATTCGCACCAGCGAGCATTGGGGAATCCGTCGCCGGAACTGCTATCAAAGAAGGGCTGATGAGCGAAGTTGCTCCTCTCCTTGGCGAAGGTATGGACGCGGCTAAGGCCGGGAGTACAGTAGAAACCTACGCCAAAGCTTTGGGCGCGGCTAAGAAAGCCCTAGTAGCAAATACCAATATTGACGAAGCAGTAACCGCTGCTGGCATGGACCCGGCTCACTATACCAAGATTGGAGAATTCCTCCGGTCTCAGGGTCTCAAAGAAGACGATATGCTGGCCGAAGGTACTGTCCGGAGAGTGGCCGCGCAAGGACTTAAAAAGGCCGGGGTATCTGCTGCCGGTTCCGTGGCTATCGCTAAAGGCGCGGAAACTCTAGTTAACGCCGGATTTGCCTACCAGCAGATTCAGAGCGCCGTGTACTCTTTCCCCCGATTTACAGACCTAATGGAGCATGGACAATATGACGAGGCCGGGGAGTACCTTGTTACCGGTGGGGCGGGAGTTCTGTTTGGCGGACTAGGAGCAGCACACTCTCTTCACAGTTTGGATACTCTGGTTCCCGGACTAAACGAAAAAGGGGAACTCCAGTATACCGAAGCTAACCGAAGTATGATGAATTTAGTCAAGGGCCGGGATGAAGAAATGGGCACGGGAAATACCCGCGTAAATACCCAAGCTAGCAATCTGCACCGAGAAGCCTTTAAACTTGCCGGGATAGATATCCCCGAATCTTTACAGTACAAAGAGGTTCCTTCTGATTTTGCGGGGCAGGCTAAACAATTCTTTGAGTCCCTCGTAGGGTCGGTCGCCAAAGTCAAAAGTGATGTACTCCACAACTCCCCGGCCAACGATCCGCGCTTACAGGCGTTTAGAAAGAAGATCAACTTTTCCATACAAGCCGGAGGGGATAGGAATTCTCTATTCCAGCAGGGAGATGCACTCGCACACGCTATGGGTCCGGAGGCGGAAAACGCTTGGCACGCATTTACAAAAGACTATGTTAAGCCCGAAAGAACTGTAGAAAACATCATTGCTCGGCAAACAGAGGACTTACAACTAGTCAAGAAACAGGTAGCCACCGGGCAAGAGAACATCAAGTCTCTTTCAGACTCTGTGGCCCGGAAGACTCTAGATCGGGATAGGGCGAAAAGCCCGGAAGCGAAGGCAGAACACCAAAAAGTTTTGGACGAGTTTCAAGACCAACTTTCGCAAGCTAGAGACACCCAAGAAGCCGCTCAGCAGAAGTTTGAAAGTCTCCGGAAGTGGGAAGGAAATCCTGATGAGGCTCTTAAGGCCCATCACCAAGACCTAGTACACCAGTTCTACGAAGCAAGGGAGCACCAGCCTTCTACCGAACCTTCTCCGGAAAATGGAACTGCCCTAGACGAGTTTAACCGCCGCGCTAATCTGATGGGTCGCGTAGGACGAGATGCCCAGATTATTCAGGAAGCCCACCCCGAATGGTTCAAAAATCAAGAACCTGTCGTTTCTTACCCAGAAAAAGGAACTGAAGGTAAAGTACCAACCTCCGAAGAGCAGACGGCGGAAGTAAGGCCAGAAGCTAAGTTACAGACTGTCCTCCCCGAAGACCTCGAAGGCTTTCAAGGAAGCAAGAACGCTACGTGGGAACAAGGCCCCCGCCATCCCGATCTTCCTGATGACCTCGAAGAACGCGTGGAAAAAGCCAAACCCAAGTTTCAAGAGATGGCTAGGAAAACTCCGAAGGAGTACCAGCACCGCCTAGATATCCTCAAGGGGTACGCTGATGCTGCGCGTGGACTCTCCCCGGAAGAACAGGCTTTCGCAGACAAGATCAAGGAAATGGATTTTGAAACCTGGGCTGCTGGAAGCAATAATAACCTCCTCAAAGGCTTCATAGAGAACCATCTTTACCGCGACTGGAGTAAGGACTCCGGGGTAGGAAATGAACTCCTCGCACAGTCCCGTGCAGGAAACTTTGCTACTAATGTTATTCAGGCCCGCCATCGTACATTCCAAACCCCGCTAGAGGGTTTTCTCAAAACCAAGAGGATGACGAACTACGACCCAGTTGAGATGGTTCGCAAGAACGCAAACTGGATTGTAGATGCTGCGGCGAATAGAAAAGTTGTCCATTCCCTCTTGAAGTCCGGACTCACCAACTCTAGGGGTATGCCCCTGTTTTTACTGAAGGGTTCCGGTAATGTGGCAGAGGGTGTGGATGGAAAACCGTCCGCTGCTATGGTTAACCCCGACAAGGTAATGCCTACGGATATTACTCCAGAACAAAAAGCCCGCATGTACGCCAACGGGCAATGGGAGGCTTTACTCGCCACTAGGGAAGTTATAGATCGTACACCTTATGTATCTCTAGATAACATACCAGAGTGGATCAATTCTGTCAAGAAGAAAATCGCAAAGCTAGAACAAACTAATCCTCTCCTCGGAAATGGGATGACGGAAGCAGCCCGCCATAAAGCTAGCTGGGAAGAGATAGGAACTTTTGTCAAGGATAGAGCGGCTCGGTCTGCCCAGTATATCCGCGCCACTCTGAAAGCAGCGAAAGCTGATGGCGGTCGAACTTCTACGGACGTTCCTTCCGATATCGCAGTAACTCCCTACATAACCAAGATACTCCACTCGGGGGGAGTCCTGTCCGATAGAGATATTCTTCGGGCGAGTCAGCACGCAGATAAACTTGAAACTCAGGCAGAAGGCGCAAGTAGTTCTGCTCACTGGAGGAATCCTAAAGAAGGAGTTATCCGTGCTCCGGAAGTCGGGGAACTCCTGCGTATGAACAAAAAATTCATCCCCCCCGAACTCCAGAAGTACCTGGATGAACAACACGACAAATTTGCCTACGATAAAGACGGTAAGCCTATTCGTACCGCCGATGGTAACTGGGATACCAAGGGTTTAACCAAAGCTATGCAGGCCGTCGAGCACGCCGCGAATAGCGGGGAGTACCCTCAACTACAGCTAGACCTCAAGGACTTAAGTGAAATTCATGAGAAATACTCCTCAGTAAATCCAATCTCCCAAGCGAATGCTCGACCCGAGGCGGAAAAACTTCTTTCGGATATAAACTCTCGCCAGCCCGGAAAATTTCAGTTCGCCCCCAAGCCCGGAGACTATCAGGAGATCGACCACCCTGCATTCCAAAACTGGAACTTCATGACCTCTACCCCAGACGGTACCTCAGTACTAGCTAAAACAGGGGTAATGGTAGACAAGAGTATCCATAATTATATTGTAAACAGACTGGGGTTAGAAACCTCGGCTCTCCGGAAAACGGAAGGGATCGGTAAGCTAACTGCTCCTATCCTCAAGGGCGGGGCTGAAGCTAAATCCCTGCTGTTGAGCGGCTCACCTTTCCACGTCATCCAGGAAATGATTCGCGGACTTATGCTGGGGATTAACCCCCTGATCCGTCCTAATCCGGTAGCTGATCTTACTGCAAAGTTCAATACAGTACGGGGGGAAAAAGCCCTCTATCAGCTTGGAGTTAGAAACGGTCTAACTATCGGAGGTTCCCACGAAGGCTCGCTATTTTCTGAGGGACTGGCTTCACCCTCAAAGCTCGTAGCTAAGATTCCGGTCTGGGGTCCGATCTCGGATGAAATCCATTCGATGTTATTTGATCGATACATTCCTGCACTTAAAGCTTCTGCTTTCAAGAAGATGTTCGATAAGTACGCTACGGCTCACCCAGACTGGGAAGACGACGCCGTAGCAGAGCACGCGGCTAAACACGTCAACAACGCTTTCGGTGGGCAGAACTGGAAGGAGATGGGCCGGTCAGCTACCACACAAGACTGGTTCAATCTTGTATCTCTCGCACCTGACTGGCTGGAATCTGAAATGAGATTCGCGGCTAGCACAATGAACAATGCAGGACTAGGTGCCGGTAAGTACAGAGAAGAAGAAGGCAAGAACTTCTCCCGCCAGCAGGTAGCTGTTATGGCGGCGGGAACCTACATGATGGCCCGCGTCCTGAATGGTCTGTACTCCGGAGACCCTCATTTTGAAACACCGTTCGGGCTAGCCACTAAGGATAAGGACGGAAAAACGATAGAGTTCGGAGTAAGGACTTTACCGGGGGATATCCTGCACATGGCGAGCGATCCTAAAGGATTCCTCACCGGACGCGAAAGTCCCTTTGTCCGCACTGCCCAAGAACTTGTTACCGGACGAAACCAGTTCGGTCAGAAGCTCACGGACGGTGAAAAGTTTGCTGATGTGGTTTCCCAGTTCTCGCCAATCGGTTTCCAGAATGTAATGAAAACTGTCACAGGCACAACCACAGGAACCGACGTTGGTACCCCCGCTCAGATAGCAAAATCCTCCGGCGCAACCGCCTCGGTCTACAGGTCTCCTGCGCAAAAGTTGGCCGCTAACCTAGCCGCCGAGAGAAGCGAGGAAGGCGCAATGTCTCCACAAAAGGTAGCAAAGCATCGTGTCATTCTTAAGCTTGAGGAGGATATCAAGGCGGGCAGGCTCACCGGGCAAGGTCTTCAGGACATGGCGGATAGCGGACAGTTAGATCAAGACTCGGTAAAGAACATCCTCAAGGTCGTAAAGGAGACCGCAGGACTGGACCCAGAAAACACTCGACTATACTCCCGCGTTTCTAGACTCGATGCTCAAGGGGCTATGGATGTGCTTAAGGACGCTAACTCTTCTGAACGGCAGATTCTCCTACCCCTGGTGGAGAAAAAAGTGAAGGCTTATTTGAAAAAGAGTAGAACCGGGTCGGTTCCAACAGAAAGAATGTCAGACCCTACTTTTCTTGAGGCTCGGAAAATGTTCCCACAAACAGTTGAAGCCCCTGATTAAGGAGGCTTCATACTTATTAGATGTAACAGAACTCAAAAGGATTCAAAAAGTTTTCAAAATAAAAGCCCACCCCTAAAAGGTGGGCTTTGTTCTGGTCTCGCTCTCGGTGGTCTGGGAAAGTTTAGAATTCTTTCGGCCAAAACTCAAGGGTACTCCGCTTTCTTTCTGGTATCAATATAGATTATTCTACTGTGCCTTGCGGGTGAGTGCATGTTTTTCTCCTATACCCTATTAGATGTAGGTTAGGAG